CGTTGACTGCAAATTCGCTGCGCTTGGACGAGCCGCCCTTTGCGAAACGCATGTTGTCAACGTCAGGGGCGTACATCGACGGCCCCCTCGGCTCGTTTGGAATAGGTGTGGTGATAGGCGCAGGGTTATTCTGCGACGCGTAATCGAAGAAACTAAGCTCAGGCCGTGTGCCGTAAGTCAGCCAGTCTTGGTCGCCCATCGGACGCGCTGTGCGGGTCGCGCCGATAGCGCCGAGGCCGCCTGCGGATGGCAGCTTGGCCGAGAAGATCGGGTTCAACCGGCCTGTGCCGCCGCCACCGTATGTGCCAGTTTGGCCTGAGCCACCGTCGCCACCGCCGACTAAACCGGAGATGAGGCCCGCGATGCGCAGGTACTCTTCGAGGCCGAGCTTCTTCTCGTCTGTCAGCGCGGGGTCGGGCTTTAAGTCCAAAGGACGGAGAGGTTCTAAGGGGGGCATCACCGAAACCGATGTGGGTTCGGGCCGCTCAATCTTAGAACCTTCTACAACGATTGGCTCCTTGTAGTTTTCCATACCGGAAACCCTGTCGATTACGCCGAGATCTAAATTGAGGCCACCGGTATCGGTAGGCTGCTCAATCTTAGAACCTTCAGAGATGATAGGGTTCTTCTCAAATTCAGCTATTCCAGCGAGTACATCGGGCGATAGCCCACTCGTGACTGGGACAGAAACAGGGGTTGCCTGCTCAATCTTAGAACCTTCAGAGATGATAGGGTTCTTCTCAAATTCAGCTATTCCAGCGAGTACATCGGGCGATAGCCCAGTATTCACGGGAGCTGGGACTGCCTGTTCAAGTGGGCTTGCTTTAACAAGGATATCGTTGGGGTCAGCGGTGTCGGTCAGTCGGTCGAACGCGGATACATCTTCTCCGGGCGCGCCGAACTGGTTGCCTCCAAGGTTAACACCAAACGCGTTGCCGAGCCTGTTGCCGATGGCTGTGATGCCATCATACGGCTTCTCGGCCAATGCTTGTTGAATTTTGTTAGGCGAGCCACCGAGAGTGGTGCCTATGCTTGGCGTACCTAAAGTAGACGCAGTCACCTGTAGGCCGCCGTCGGCAGTCATACCACTCGAACCGGACGTACCCTTGGTGCCGTTAAGGTTTATCGGTTTGAGACCTAGCTCGTTGGCCACAGTGGGCGCTACGTAACTAAGCGCGCCCGAAGCAACGCCACCAAGGAGTGCGTTCTTCAGGCTCTGGCCCGTGGCTAAACCGCCTGCGGTCGAGCCGAGACCTGTACCTACTGCCGTGGCAAGTTTTGGAGCTAAAGCGGTGCCGAATTTACCTCCAGCTTCCAGTGCAGGGCCGAGTACTTGACCGCCAGCGGCAGACAAGCCGCCCATCGCAACGCCCTTGAGGATATTGTCGCCCCTAAGCGCCGCACCTGCGCCGCCAAGACCAGCCCCAGCGGCGATGGTGCCAAGGACGTTCAAGCCCGGTATGAACATCGTTGCCAATGGCAGAGCCGTTCCGACCGCACCAGCAATCTTGCCCAGCGTGCTCTTGTTCTTCTTCTCATACGCGACGGTCGAGTAGTTACCAGTCGGGTCTGCGGTTTGGATGCTGTAGTTCGCCTTGCGGCCAAACTGGTTCGTCAGGCCTTGACCTAATTCAGTTGCCTTGCGCGCAGCGTCGAAGCCTGTGCCCTCGAACACGATCTGGTTGGTGCGGTGGTCAACGAGGCGTACAGGCTGGTCGGCCCGCACCGCGAAGGTGTTGCCACCTGTCTGCGAGGTGGGATTGCCTTTGTTAGATAACGGCGCGCCGATGTACTGCAAATTAGGATCGGCTTGATATATGCCGCCCATCGGGCCGCCACCGAAGTTCGAACCGAAATTCATCCCGTACAGGTTGTTTAGGCCGCTCAGGTCAAGTTTGCTAAAGTCAAACGTGTTAGGGTCGAACGGCGCTTCGGCAGGCACAGCCTCTGTCGTCATCGGCTCGACTGCCGCTTGCTGGTACGGCTGCTCAACAGGCGCGGGCAGCATGCCGCCACCGCCGTAGGGCATCTCGCTATAGCCGCCCATGTCGTATCCGCCGTACATCATAGGCTGCTCGACAGGCATATACTGCTCGACGGGTGGGGTGTACTGGTACGGCTCGCTGTAGCCGCGCGTGTCACCGTCACCGTAGCCGCCCATGTCGTACATCATACGCTCGCCATCCATCACGCGTCCGCCAATAGCGTAACGCGGCACGGACGTTTCCAGATATTTGCTGAAGCCGGGGATGTAATTCATGAGCTTTTACCTTCGAGCATTGGATATACACGCATTCCCCACTCACGCCAATCAGAGAACTGATAGGGATCAGGAATAATTTGCTGCGTAAATGGAGAGGCACGCAACAGCCCTATAGCCCAGCCTTGCCACTCGGCCTCATCGGGAGGCGTGCCGAATGCCCACGCGTCGTTGACCGACAGTATAACTGAACAGGCCCAGTCTTGCCAAGTCATTCCGCGAGGGTCGATCATCCCAATGTCGTCCCATCGCCTTGCTGGACGTGCGCAAGCACGAGGCCCATTTGATAGTCGCCGCCGAGGGTGTTGCTCTCGAAGCGGAAGCGCAGCTCGCGGCGCTGCGTCTTGAGGAAGACGACCTGCTCCTGCGGCGTCTGTGGATCTTCCACAAACGTCATGATGATGCCGTTGACTTCAGGCGCACGCGCGTTGGCTCGGCCCATAACCTGAACGGTCATGTCGCCGCTCTGCACGAAGTCAGGCTCGATCATCAAAGCCTGAAGCGACTTGTTGATTTGCGCCGTGACAGGCAGCGACAGGTCGGCAGTCTCGAAGAACGACTGTATCGGGTTGAGCGTCAGGCCGTCGATCTCGTCGGTGCCGACCTCGTGAACCCAGAACTTGTACGGGTTGTCGAATACCAAATTGAACGTCGCGGCAGAACCCGCCCCGCCAGTCACGCTGACAGGGTTGGTCGGGATCTCGGTGTACTGGCCCGCGTTGCTGATGCTGATGCCAGTAATGCCGCCTGAGCCGTTGATGGTGGTGACCGTCAGCTCCGTGTCGAGCTGGCCTAGACCGCCCGCAACGGTGAGCGTGTTGCCTACGGCGTAGCCAGTTCCTGCCGCGACTATCGCAGCCGAAACGGCCTCAGCCTCTTGCGGCTCGACGCCTGACAGGAGCGGCTTGCTGAACACGGCAGGGAAGAGGCCCGCACCTCGTCCGCCATTGGGCAGCTCGGTGTCGTACCATGTGCCCTCGCGCACGTTGTAGATGACGGCGTGGTTCGGCTCGATGCTGTCGCCAAACGGGAAGCACCACCATATCTCACCGAAGCGCGGAACCTTATACGCGAACACCTTCTGGCGCTGCGGATAGTTTAGGTTATCGAAGAAGAAGTTGAGATTGAGGTTGTTCTCGATCTCGCGCACAACGCCGTTGAACGACAGGAAGCGGTCAGTGCCGATCCAGTAGAAGATGCCGTCATACTCGATGACGCTGTTGGCCGACAGGATCGACGACTGCGCGCTGATAGTGTCGAATTGGAATACCGCCGTGCCGCCGACATACGTGCCGCGTATCAGGCTGTCCGCCGACCAGAACAGGCCAGACGGGCTGTTGCCCGGTCCGCCGCGCAGTGGCATGGCTTTGACGATCTTCTGGCCTGTAATGTACGCATTGCCTGCGCCAGAGCTGGTAAAGTCCGCCGGATCGTTCGGCACGGACCACGCCGCGTAGCCGTCGTTGCCGAAGGCGAACGTGTACGGCGGCAGCGTGACGACGCCGCCAGTGACGCTGAAGTTGGCGGGCACCGTGGTGACTTCAGTCAAGGCGCTCGTGCCGAGAAGGTCGCCGACGAAGAGCGCGCCGCCGTCGCTGTTGCAGATGCAGTTCAGGTTCGGCGCGACTTGCGCGACGATCTGGTTGCCGTTGGTCGTGTCATAGGCCGTGGCGAACTGCCACATATTGCCGTTGTCTACGGTGAAGCCCGACGCGGGCGTGCGATCGGTGATGACGCTCGTGTTGTACGTGCCGTCGATGAAGAAGCGCTCAAGGCGGTCGGCAGATCCTGCGTGGACATATGTCTGCAAGTCCTGCGTGTACTCGTGCAGCGCACGCGGCAGGCCGCGCAGGAACTTGTTGATCGAGCGGTAGCCGCCGATCTTACGCGGCAGCCCGCGCTGGAAGCGGACCCACTGGCCGTCAACGTACTGGTCGCCCTCGAACTTGGTGCCGTCGCGCTTGATGCCGGGGGCAGAGCGTATCTGTACGATTTGTTCGGGCATTATAGAGCTTCCGCGTTGAGGTCTACGGTCCACGTATCAAGCACCGTGGCAGTGCCAGTGCGGCGAACTTGGAAGGCTAGTTGGGCATACACAGAGTTTCCTGACCCAGAAATATCTACGAGCCAAGCGGGGTTACCAGTCGTCGCTATCCAAGTGTTAACCGTGCCAGTAACCGAACCGGCTGTCACACTAGCGTAAACTTCGTAGTTTCCACCTTGGCTGGTTGGTGTGCACCACTGTTCTACATACATATAAGAGCCGCCGTTAAGCGCCTCATATACTTGGCCTATGGCGGCACCAGCACCGAAAATTGCGTACGCTGCTTCGGAATACCCAAAACCCGCAGCGAAAACGCCGTAATCGCTGAAAGTAATAAGGACATTGCTCTTGCCGTAGAAGTTGGTCGGCATGACAATAGCGCCAGACGCAACGCCCGCCAGCGTGCGGACGTCGGTGTCGTTCAGCGAGACCGTGGCGGTAGCAGCTTTACCCAACTCAAGGTTGATAGACTGCCCCGCAGTGCTGCCACCCAAGCTGATTGGGCCTGAAGAGTTAAGCGTCATTATTTAGCTCCCCGTAGCTCGTCCAGTTCCGCCTTTAACTCTGCGATGGCAGCGAACGCCACGGCGACCAGTTTCTCGTAATCAACCGCCAGTGTGCCGTCGTCGCGGGTGCGAACGGCCAGCGGGAACATTTCCTCCACGTCCTGCGCGATGACGCCGAAGTCGTTCTTGCGGACGAAGTAGTCGTCCTCGCCGCCGTGCTCCGCGATGTAGGCGTCGGTCCAATCGAACGTCTTGCCGCCAACAGTAGTCACGATGTCGAGCGCGTTCTCAATCGGACGCACGTTCTCTTTCAGACGCGCATCGGACGAATAGAACGCCGTGACGTTGTTCGTCGCACGGATCTCACCGGCAGTGCCAGAGCCTGCCGTGCCGACGCCGAGGCTGTTAACCTGATAGTTGTTGCTTGTGTTCAGCGCGTTTGCGGTGGTCGCCGTCGTAGCGGTTGTCGCCGAGGTGGCTGTCGCCGCGTTGCCGCTGACGTTGATGGCCCAAGTGCCGCTTGCGCCCGAACCCGTGGCGGAAGGTACACCAAGCGCGGACTGCGCGGTGGCTTGCGTAGTTCCGCCTGTGCCTCCATTGGCCACAGCGAGCGTGCCGCCAAGCGTCAGCGTGCCCGACGTCGTGATCGCGCCGCCGGTCAGGGTAAGGCCCGTCGTGCCGCCTGATCCAGAGACTGAGGTGACCGTGCCTGTGTTCGACGTAAAGCCCGAAGGGTTGCTTGCGGCGTAAGCGCCAAGGTTGGTGAGCGCAGATCCAGCGGTTGTTGCGCCGGTACCGCCGTTGGCCACGGCTACGGTGCCAGTGACGTTGGCTGCCGTCCCAGTCGTGTTCTGGTTAAGCGTTGGGACGTCAGCGGCTACAATCGCACGGAACGTAGGCGTACCCGCCGTGCCGTTCGGCGCGGACAGGAACGTATTGGCGGATTGTGACGCAAAGTTGGAAGCCGTGACGGCAAGCGTGCCGCCAAGGGTGAGGGAGCCAGACGTCGTAACCGTACCGCTCAGGCTCAGTCCGCTGACCGTGCCTGTGCCGCCAACTGAGGTGACCGTGCCTGTGTTCGAGGTGAAACCAGACGGGTTACTCGCGGGATAAGCGCCAAGGTTGGTGAGCGCAGCGCCCGCAGTCGTTGCGCCTGTACCGCCATTAAGTATGGCGACAGTGCCAGTGACGTTCGACGCCGTCCCAGTCGTATTCTGGTTGAGGGTCGGGAATGTGCAGTTTGTCAGCGTGCCAGAGGAGGGTGTGCCAAGCGCGCCGCCCGGAGCGACGTAGTCAGTGCCTGCGGTAGCGGCAGTGAACGCCGCAGTTCCGTTGCCCTTAACGAGGCCCGTAAGAGTGGTGGTGCCTGTGCCCCCGTTGGCGACAACAAGCGTACCAGCGAGGGTAAACGTACCCGCCCCTGTGATCGGCCCACCAGCCAAAGTGAGGCCCGTAGTGCCGCCCGACGCGGCCACGGATGTGACCGTGCCACCGCCAGCGGTAGAGGTTATGGTAACGCCGCCCGCGCTGTTCGAGATAGATATGCCCGAACCTGCGGTGAGCGTTGCAACGCTGTACCCTGTGCCGTTGCCGATCAGGAGCTGGCCGTTTGACGGGGCAGTCGCGACGCCGGTACCGCCTTGTCCCACGCTGAGTGCGGTGGTCAAGCCTGTCAGTGACGTGATGTCGGAGTTCGCGCCGGAGCCAGCCGCGCTGAGGGTAAGTCTCGCGCCGGAGGCACTGGTCGCGCCAGTGCCCCCAGACGCTATCGCGAGCGTGCCCGCGAGTGTCAGTGTGCCGGAGGTGGTGATGGGCGAACCGGTAAAAGATAGACCGGTTGTGCCGCCCGACGCGGCCACTGACGTAACTGTACCGCCGCCAGCGGTAGACGTGATGGTGATACCACCGGCACTGTTTGTGATGCTGATGCCCGACCCAGCCGTCAGGGTCGCCTTCGTGAGCGTGTTGCCTGTGCTGTTACCGATCAGGAGCTGCCCGTCGGTGTACGTGGTCTGGCCTGTGCCGCCGTTGGCGACAGGGAGCGCAGTGCCCGACAGCGAGATTGCCAGCGTGCCCGATGTCGTGATCGGCGAGCCGGTTACGGACAGGAACGACGGCACCGTTGCCGCGACGCTGGTCACCGAGCCTGAACCCGTGCCGACGCCCACGCCGTTGATGAAGAGGCCCGTGGCGTTAATCGTGCCCGCACCCTGCGCTCCGGCAGTAGGCGCGCCGATCTGGATACCTGCCGCGTTGGTCAGCGCAGTGATGTCCGCGTTGCTGCCTGATGCGGCTGCGCCAAGGCTCGTGCGCGCCGCGCCAGCCGTTGTGGCGTTTGTGCCGCCCTGCGCGACGCTCAGGGGCGTCGTGAGGCCAGACAACGATGTGATGTCAGAGTTAGCGCCAGAGGCCGCCGCCGCGATGGCGGAGCGCGCCGCCGCCGTTGTGGTAGCCGTAAAGACCGCCGTGCCGATGCCTGTGCCGCCGAGGTTGGTCAGGGCCGACGGTGCGTTGGTCGCTCCGGTGCCGCCTTGGACAACAGGAACAATACCCGCAAAGGCTGCTGACGTGGTGGCCGAGATGATGTCCGTGCCGTCGCAGTACAGGATACCTGTCGCGCCCTGAGTGACCAAAGTGGCCGCGCCGCTGGCCGTCTTGATGCCTAGCGTAAATGCACCAGTCGTGGCGTTGTTGACCCAGTATTGCTGCACCGTCGCGGGCACAACGATGTTGACGTTGGAAGTCAGCGTGCCTGTGAACTTATACGCGATACGGTTAAGCTCAGAGCCAGCAAGCGTGTACGTGCCGCCAGTGACGGCGATGGTCGTGTAGTCGAAGGCGAAGACCGCCTGCTGGCCGAGGCCGATGGTGTACCACTGGATGCCGTCGCTTACGACCACGGCGCTGTCGCCCGGCTGCAAGCGCAGTGTGGCTGCCGCGTTGATAAGCTCAGAGCCAGACGGGTCGATAGTCAAGTCGCCCTGCCCGCCGTTGCGGACCTGCACAAACCAGCCGTCGCCAGCCGCCACGGCAGTCGGCAAGTTGAGCGTGCCGAGGCCGCCAGTCCAGACAAAAATCTTGGCGCGATCAGGGGCCGTGAGAGTGTACGGCGTAATGGAGAAGTCAACGACTTCGTAATTCTGCGCGAGGGTCGACCCAGTCGCGATCAGACCAGCGCCAGCCAGCGCTGCGGCTTGGGCCTGCGCCACGGCAGCGCCGTAGCGGAACGTGCGCCAGACACCGCCTACGGTGGTGTTGCTGATGAGGTAGCACTGCCACTGCTCACCTGCGCCGATGCTCAGGATTGCGTTGCCTGCGGCGTTGTCGACGGTGATGGTGTCTGGGCCGAGGTTGTTGAACAGGATTGTCTGGCCGACGCCGACTGACATCGCGTCAGGCAAAGTTATCGTGTAGGGGCCGGTTGGCGTGACGTCGATGATGCGCGCGACGACGTTGTTGCCGGTGGTGGCCTCAAGCGGCCACTCAAGGACGATGTCGCTGGTCAGCGCAAGCGGGAGGTACGATACGTCTGAGGGGTAGATCGTCGTACCGCCGAAGACTTGAGTGAATGACGTGGACATTATTACGCCTCCTTGCGCACGGCGGATCGGTCTAGGATTTTGGCGAGGTCTTCGCCGTTCAACATTGCCGCCGCGCGATCGTACATGCTCTGCCAAACTGGGATGCGTTCGTCGTTCTTGAGGAACGGCGTCGCTTCAACCAGCGTGCCGTAGAGCAAGAGCTGCGGGGCGTATTCGGTGATCCAGTTCGTCTGCACGCTCTCGTCGAGCAATGGCGGCAGCTCATAGTACAGGATCTCAAAGGGGTATTCTGCGTCGGGTGTCGGCGCAAGCAGCCAGTGGCTGTAGTCATAGTCGCTGTAGAAGATGGGCGTGTCCGTCTCCAACGCGTTCGGCCAATAGGACCGCAGATATTCATAGACGCGGGAGAACAGGATTTTGCGGTCGTTTCCTGTTGTGCCAGTGCCGATGTTAATCGACACCGTGTCGCGCCAGCGATCAGGCTTGGGGTAGACAGACTGACCCGCAGAGAGCGTGCCAGTCACGACGTTGATGAAGCCCTCGACCTTCAGCTCGCGGGCGATGCGGCGCTCGGCGAGGTTGATTAAACGTGGGATTTGCTCAAAGACAATCGGGTCGGACGCAAGCGTATTGCCGCGCTCAAGGTAGCGCTGCACGTCTTGTTTCAACGTCGTGAATGTCATCGCAGTGGCCATAACGTGCCCCTATATCAGATTTAGCGCATAATAACAGCCTTCGCCGCGACTGTCGAAGATATTGTTTACCCAGCGAGGAACTGCGCAAGCAGAGCGAAAAACGCTCCGAGAGCCGCCAGACCGCCAGCCAACTTAGCTTTGCCGCTGAGGGCGGGCTTCTCTGCGCCTTCCATAGGGATAATCTTGCCTACAGCCTTCTTGAGAATGGCCTTCTCGGCTTCCTTCTGGATAAGTTTCTTCAAATTAAGCATTGTCGTTCTCCTTATAACCAAGCAGCGTATTTCTTGGTCTTGGCTTTGCGGTCGTCGAGGCCGTGTGTGCCCCCGTTGATCCGCTTGGTGAGTTGCAGAATGGCAGCGTCGTTGATGCCCTGATCGCAGATCGACCACAGCTTGTTTGCGTCAAAGAACCACAACGCGCTTTCGAAGCCGAGTTCGTTAGCGACGATGTCTGGGTTGTCTAACACCTCCTGTTCGCGCCCGATGTACTTGCCGAATGCGCGGTAGTTGTTCTTCCCGGTGAGTTGGAGCGGACCCCTGCCCCGGTATTTCCAGCCCTCGCCTGACGCTTCATCGCCGTTGCCCATACGGTTGGCGTAGACGCGATTGGCAATCTTTTGCGGCTGGCGTTCATAAGCACGGGCCATAGCATCCGTGGGAAAATACTTCCCAAAGATGCCGCGCAAACCCTTTGCGCCATAGTTCAGGTTCTCACTGAACGCTTTGAAATTGCCGCTTTCATGCGCCGTCTGAGCGAAGAAATGTGCGGCGCGGTTTTTGTTCAGCTTGAAGTGCGCGCAGGCGGCCTTCAGCGTCCCCGGACCAAACGCGCCATCTGGATGGCATCCACATTTATCTTGTAGGTTTATAAGGCTCATTTCCCTGCACTCCGCCAATCTGGAAAGTCATTCTCGTCCACCACGCCGTCACCGTTCGCATCATAGCGCATATCGTTGCGATACTTCTCCCAAGGCTCCATGTCATCGTCATCGTCATCATCGTCGTCTTCAGGCTCGTCGATAAAGACTGTGGCCTGCGGATTGTCGTATGTTTTTGGTGCTTCAGGCTGCATCTCTGGTGTCAGGTCGAGCGGCGCGGGTGGTGCTGGCGCAGGCTCTTCTGGCTCAGGGTCGTTGCGATCTTCCGGTGGTGGTGGAACCAACTCGCCCTTCATACCCATCAACGTAGCATAGGAGCCAGCCACAGCGCCAACAACCGAGGTCATGACGTATGACAGCAAGCCGAACACATCCTTGTTGTCGATGACTTCATTCGACACGAACAGGCCCGCAATCATGGCAACGGTAATAGTGCAGATGACAAACGCCATCGTGCGGGCAGCCATGAGGAGCGCCTTGATGCGCGCATCCATTAATTTATCTTCCATCATCAGTCCTTTCCGGCCAGCGGGTTCGCCAGCGTCTTTTGAATACGTTCGGCAGTCTCAGCCTCAAGTTCCTTGATGCGACGCTGCTGCTCCTGATCCTGCTGACGCAGTTGCTCTATGACGGCGCGCTGCATCGCCATGTTCTGCGCATCGCTGTTTCTAACGCTGCTCGACACCGCGTCAACCGTTTGGCGCGTCCCGCTTACGCTGCTGGAAATGCTGCCCGTCATATAATTAAGGGCTTCGCTGTTAATCTTGGTCAGACGCTCGACGCTCGTGACGCGCTCATCCAGCACCGAAATGCGTCCTTCAATGCCAGACAGGTCAGGCGGCACATAAGCCGCTGTGACTTCCTTCATGGTCAAGAACTGCTGATACACTTGGAAGCCAGCCCAGAGGCCGCCGACAATGGTCGATATAGCCGCGAAGATAATGGCAATCTTGCCACTGCTCAGGCCACCAATCTTAAAACTGAAGCCGCTCTCATCAAAGGCGACCTTGGGTTCCTCATCTGTACTGCTCATCTACCATCTCCTGCCAGCGGGCATCATTCGTCTGCATCAGTCGATACAATTCAAAGTTTGCGTCTTGCAGCCTACGTCGGCTGTATATATCACGAATTGCGTAAAAGTCAGCCCTATCTTGCAGGGATGTCTGAGTGTACGCAGCGAAGCCCGGCACGGCCCCCATTTCATTGATGGTTTCCGATTGGCCTTCTGACATCTCGTTTTCTGATTTTTCAGATGAGGCGGTTGCCGCAGCGGGCGCGGCGTTGCTTTGACCGCCGACGCTGTTCAGAATTTCAAAGGTATTAGCCATCGAAACAGGGCTGCCCACTGATATGGCGGCGTCGAGCGGTGACGAACCAAGGCCGACACCGCTGCCGCCTGCAACGGAAGCACTCGACCCAAAATCAACGCGCATTTGGAAGCCAGCAAAGCCCTGCACCGATTGTGCGTTGCCTTCAAAGGCCGACGCTTGGCTGGCCTGTTCGGCCTCCTCGAAGAAGGCCGATTGCTGCGCGCTCTCCTCAAGCGCCGTAGCATTTGCTTCTTGCTCCGCGCCCGATGCGTCTTGGCTTTCCAAAGCGTTCTCTGCGCCTTCCAGCGACGCCAAGGTTTCACTGGCTAAAGTTTCTTTATCATCTTCGGGGCCCTGCGCCGCCAATGCAGCCAATTCTTCAGGGGACAGGCGCTCGTCATCAATATCTTCTAAATCCTGTTCCGACACCAGTTCTTCGATGGTGTCGTCTTCGACCGCCTCTTCAACGGCAGCCTCCTCAGCGGCAGTTTCGGCGTCAGCTTCGAGCGATGCTTCGGCAGTTTCCAGCGCCTGTTGCGCTTCTTCAATCTCCTGCTCGGCCACATCTTCCATCTGCACTTCTTCCTGCGGCGTCTGCTCGACTGAAGCAACGGCAGTGTCCGATGTGCTTTCCGTAGGATCAGGTGCGCCGACATCGATGGCTACGGATGCCGGTGGGCAAGTGGGGTCCATGGGCGTTGCGTTGCAGTCAACAGGCACAACCTCTGGCTCGGGCGCAATCCACGACAAGAGGCCCGACTGGTTCTGAAGGAACTGCGCGTTGCGCCCGTAGAAGAGCGGGATGTTATCGTCGGCAGTTGGGCCGGTGAGGCCCGCAGTAAAGTCGCGCCGACCGGAGAAACCCAGATTGCCAAAATTCAGTTGTATGTCGCCGTCGGCAAAGAGGCCAATCTCGAAGGTGCTGCTGTTGTTCGTGCCATATTCGTTCACGCCATACCAGCCGAATAGGATCGAGCCGTCGTCGCGGCGATAATATGGGTTGCCAGTGTAGCTGATTAGGTCTGACCAGTAGGCGTAGATTGTGTTGCGCTGCGCCATTTCGATAGGCTGACCATTGCAGCACAGATGCGCGCCGCTCTGGAACGACACAAAGCCATTGCTCGAAACCCACGCGTCGGTGAACGTCTGGCCCCAATACTCAAATTCAAAGCCAAGGCTGACGTTCCGCGTGCCATCGTCACCCAGATTGAGGGGCGTCATTGTGGTAGGCGCGCCGTTGATTTGCGGGGGGATTAAGGCAGGCTCATAGGTCTGCGCAGCCGCAGATGTACTGACCAGCAATGCAGCCAGTAAAGAGATTAGACGCTTAGTCTGCGTCGGGGCGGCGGTCGGCATTTTCTTCCCATGCCGCTGTCGCAGCCTCACCGATTGCGCCCATGAACGGGCAGGGCGTACCAGCCATCTCCATCGCCCTGAAGACACGGGTGTCTTGGCACAGGAGGCTCACGGCAGCGACGCGCATGCCCATGTCGTACAGGGTCTTCGAGAGCTTCATCCGCTCACAGTTTTGGTCGCGCACAGTGCGGCCAGCCGACAGGCCGATGATTTGCGTCTGCACTGCACCAGACTGCCCAGTGGTGCAAAGATCTTGGCTGTAGGACATCATGCTTGGCGCGATGGCGCTGGGCGGAGGCGACTTGATGTTCTGATCGATAACCTGCCGAGAGACGTTCTCGCTATAGCTTTTGCTGTCGGAGACGTTGACGTTGTTGTTCTGGTTGACGTTGTTCGTCGTGCTGTTGATTGTCGAGTTCGACGTGTCGTTGTTGATGTTCCGGTTGGTGTTATCGGACCTGCTATTCACGCTCTGGTTGATCGTGCTGTTGCTCGTGTCGGTATTGATGTTCCGGTTGACGTTATCCGACGTGCTGGTGTTCTGGTTGATGTTCGTCATCGTGCCAGAATTGACGTTGGTGTTCTGGTTGATGTTCGTCATCGTGCCAGTATTTTGGTTGATGTTCGTGTTCGTCGAAACATTGTTGTTCGTGTTGACCGACGTGCTCACGTTATTGTTGTTGTTCGTGTTGACCGACGTGCTCGTGCTGGCGTTCACGTTGTTGTTCGTGTTGACCGACGTGCTGGCAGACGTGCTGTTGTTGTTATTCGTGTTCGTCGACGTGCTGGTGGAATTGTTGTTATTGTTGTTCGTGTTTGTGCTGGTCGTCGTATTGGTGTTGTCCGACGTGCTGGTCGTGGTCGTGTTATAGATATATTCCGTAGGCGCTACGGATGCAGGCGGAGGGGTTGCCTGCGCAAACACGAGAGAAGCCGCGCTGGTGGCGGCCACAAAACCAAACAGAAACCGTTTCATCACCGATCCGCCTTGTTATCCAATTTATCTTCGATCCGGCGAAGGTGCGTCATCACCTCGTCGAACTTCTTGTCAATGGCGTTGAACCTCTCTTCACCAAAGCCAAGGCGCGCCTCCATGAGGGTAAGCCTGTTGTTGAGGTTGACCCAGACCGTTATGAGGCCGCCGATGAAGGCCAGCACGGTGACGATGGTGTTGATGTCAAAGTCCATTATTTCAGGTTCCGCAGCTTATATACGGCGGTCAGATACACTTCCGTGACGCCGTCGACGAGGTTGGCCACTGCGCGGTTGCCCTTGCAGACGGCCTCGTGGTTCTCCTCGATCCAGTCCGCATCAGCCTCTAGGAGCTTCAGCACGTCACGCTCAGTCACCTTCGGGGCCGGTATGTTCCCGATGAGGCTGAACGCGCCTTGGTAGGCTTCTACGAGCTTGTCGATCGCGTCGATCACGTCGTCGTAGAAGCCGCCCAAAGCCATGTGCTTTGCGAAACTGCCATCACCCTTGGCGCGCCAGTGCTCAAAGTGCGCCACGTTGCGTGCGTAGAACACGCGGCTGATGAGTTCCTCGATCATGTTACGCGCCGTTTGGCGCAAGCTGGGTGTTTGCCTGCTCCATGATTTTGCGCAGCATCGGGTCGGCTATCTTATGTGGCAGCTCCTGCAATGCGGCGAGGATAAGGTTTATGTCGTTGACGGCCAGTTCCAACTTTACAACTGGCTCCTGCGGTGCAGCTTGAACCTGATTGTCTACGTCGAGGTGGTCTAGTTCTTTATTCATAGTCTGTCTCCTTTGATTTAACTAGCTGGTGGTGTTGGTGTCGGGGTTGGTTCTTCCCACGGGAAATCGCCATTAGGGACGTCCACTACTGGGTCTTTGATTAGCGCAATCTGCTTGTTGATTTGCTCGTCAACGTGATCCTTGTAAGAACCGACAACAACGGCTTCTATCCAACCAAGGACATCGGCTTCTGTCAAGTCTTCATAGGGAATGAACGTAGCCGGATCGAGGCTGTCCAACGGGAATGGCGTTGCGCCATTAAAGGTACCGCTGTCGCCGTCTTCGTCCGTGCCAGTGCAGGTCCATGTGGATTGAACGACAAAGTTATCTACGCTGCCGTCTGTGGTTTTCTTCAGGGACGTTACCGCCCATGTGTACGTAAGTGCCATATTACTGTTCCTTTGCTTCTAGGGCTTTTACCTTATTTGTGAGTTCTTTTACAGCCTCAATCAGCAGGCCGATAGTGGCGTTGTAATCCACTGCCTTGATGTCGCCGTGATCGCGCACAGCTTCCGGCAGAACCGTTTCGATTTCCTGCGCGATGACGCCAGCGTACCGCTGCTCTTTATCATCAAGGTCTGTGCGGGTGTATGTAACGCCCCGTATCTGGTCTAGCTTGTCCAGTGCGTTTGGAATTGTCTCGACGTTGGCTTTGATGCGTATGTCTGAGAACGCAGTGACGTTGCCGGTGGCTGTTATAGCGCCGTATACATAAAGACCACGCGACCCAGCCTGACCGATTTCGACGTTTGTCCCTGCCGTGGCTTTAATCATCGGCGCACCGACTGTAAGGTCCCAAACCTGCCAAACACCCGCACTGGCAACATCAAAGGAACATTCGGCACTGGCGGCAACGAGGATGTTAACTCCAGTGTTCCACGTTATGTCACCACGCCAAGTCTGAACGCCCAAGCTAACGGTTTGAAGGACCGAAGTGCCATTTGGGTCTACATAGAAGCCGCTATCATTGTTGTCGTACATGATTGGCGCGTAGAAATTGACATTCGACCGAGTAAAAGCACTTCCGTTCCCGATATCAAACAGAACCGCACTGTTTTCGATGTTAATGAACTGGAAACCGCCATAGGCAGGACTTGCCCGGAAACGCTGTCCTGTATAGAAACGGATTTCTAGCGGCTGCGTCCACGCCCCAGCGGGCTTGCCTATACGGTAATTAGTGTCGCCGTCAGAGTGGAAGTTGATCCATAACGAGCCACTTGTGGTGACGTTTTGACCCCCAAGGTAAATGGACGATGCTGATGTATCGGTAGATTGTGCAATAAAGTTAGCACGGTTAAGGTTGCTGAAACCGTTAGGGTCAAGGTAATAGCCAGTGTCGTTGCTGTCGTAGAAGATTGGTGCACGGACGTCAGCAGTGACAGAAAGAGTGCCGCCCATCGACATTGTCATACCGATTGCCGACGCTACGCCAGCATAACCGGGTGTAGCCGATCCCCACCAAAAACGATTGGAGGTATCAATACCGAAGCCCGCGCCAAGTTGACCGGCGCGGGTTAGGCCGTAGTAGGAATAGTTGTTACCATCAGTTGCGCGTGTAACCGCTATCTTACCGTAAGGATCATTTGTTTGCCCACTATCGTAAACGCCAAGATTTTGGGCAAGAAGTGTAATTAAACTCGACGTGCTGGCCGCGTCGATGAAAAATCCGGTGTTGTTGCTATCGTAGAAGATAGGTGCGCGCATAGAAACGTCGCTCTGAGTAAACCCTGCGGACCCGAAAAAGTAAGCACCGCCGTCCCAGAATAGGTACTTAGAACCTCCATCGGCAAAGTAGTAGACGCCTGTAGTTCCACTACTACGGCGTGAATAAACATCGCCGTTACCTTGAATTACGGTGCCACCATCAAACAGTACCTGACCGCCCAACCGCGAGCCAGCGGCGGGATCGAGATAATACGCAGTGTTGTTGCTGTCGTAAAAGATCGGTGCGCGGAAGTCACCACTGGCAGCGAACGTAGCGCCGCTTGGGGCGTCGGCCCAACCAGCGTAAATCTTCGACCATGCGCTCCAAGCACCGGCTTCACGGAAACGAACAGATGGATACGGAAGTCCGCCTACTGCGGTACGAGGCCAATAAAACTGACTGGCGTAGTCAGAATAGGGGTAGTTTGACCCCAGACCAAGGCTAAACCCGTAATACTGGGTAGCACCAGAAATGCCGGGGCCATTCGTGTTACCTTGTACATACCTTACGCCGAAATTGGTAATTGCATTGAAATCAGTTTGCTGACCATGCACTTGGTTCATGTTATTGAACGTGGCGATTGCGCCAAGGACGTTTCCACTTGCCACATTTAGGTCATTAAGGACCGATGTGCTGGCCGCGTCGATGTAGTACGCGGTGTTATTGCTGTCGTAGAAGATCGGAGCGCGGGAGGAGCCAAAAGCAGTGACGAAGTTACCCGTGTTGATGCCGAGAGCAATAGTCCCAGTGCCGGTTACGTCTGACGAAGACCCGTTAACCCAGAAGTACATACCAGCATCGGCGGAAGTGTAATCAACGCCGATACCTGAATATTTAGCGTTTGCGGAGTTGAACACCAGTACGGGGAAAGTGGCCGCGAGCATCATGTTGCGGTTCCAGCCAGCCGTCATGGCTGTGCCGCCACTATTTACCAGTGTGCCGTTGAGGTTGGAGCCAGATGCGGGGTCGAGGTAATAACCCGTGTTGTCGCTGTCGTAGTATATCGGGGCGCGCATGTCCCCGTTATTGATTTGGAGGCCGGTGCTGTTCCACGAGGCGACAGTAGTCCGAAGAGCGGGGTTGATGGTGTCAGACGTTCCGTATTGCAGAATGCCACCGTTGTAACCTGCAATGGCAAGTTGGTCGCTGGGGTTTGCACCATAATTACCAAATACGACGTAACCGCCCATGTTGTTATCTTGGAAAGCGATACCGGAATAAGTGGCATTATCCGCTGAATGACGGAACAGAAGGTAGTTGTTGCCGGAGCTATCAAGAATGCCAGTTACACCGGAAGGGAGCGCGCCGATCCCTGTCGGCGTTGACGCAACTACATGTGACTTTGCCAGTGGTGTAACCGTGCCGATACCGACATTTCCGCTGGGGTATTTGATGGTCAGGCGCGGCGTTGTTCCTGCCTCGATAATTTGGAAATCATCGCCAGTTGTCTGCAAGTCGTATGAATAGTTAGTCGCAGAGCCGATACGCACATAGCGGTTCGCTCCGTTGTTCAGTGTTAGATTGCCTGACGTGATAAGATTGCCAGCGGTGTTTAATGAGGTCGAACCAGTAGGATCAAGATAATAGCTCGTGTTCGCACTGTCATAGAAGATTGGCGCACGGACATCGCCATTCGCAGTGAACGAACCAGAGCTATTTAACGTAGCTTTTGTCATCATCGTATTGTCGGAGCCGTTTTCGGTTCCGAAATACATTATGTTTGAGCCGTATACGATTGCGCCATGCTGACCCGCAGAGGCACCAAATGCAATACCATAAGCGGCAAAGGCTGTTGCAGGTTCATATATGTTACCGATGCCGACACCCGCACCGATATTTGACGGATCAACATCTCCGCCGGTTACGTAAACAGCATTTAATCTCGAACCGCCAGCCGGATCGAGGTAGTAGCTCGTGTTCGCGCTGTCGTAGTATATCGGGGCACGCATATCGACGTTGGCCGTGACGTTACCGCTGCTGTTGATCGAAAGGCGTTGCGTGTTGCTTGTGAGGAAATTTAAGGGTATCGCGCCGGGTGTTACTATTTCGGCTGCGGATGAGTTGACCCCAAAATAAGCGATTGCGGTTCCGCCTACCTTTAACGCGTTGATTGCTGATGTAGCGCCGTTGGTTTCGATTAACCCGCGACCACTTGTGCCGTAAACACTGGTGGCTCCGCCAACTATCACGTTACCGCCGTCACCCTGCAAACACAGATTTGTAGGTACGCTACCAGCGTATGCCTGTAACGAACCTACATACCCCTGCACAGGGTCGTTGATATACCCCATCTGCAAACGGTAAGCGGTGTTGTTTGTGGCCTCGCCAATCTGGAGTTGGTTCCCACCAGCAAAGGTTGTTGGTGTTGTTGCGGGGATAAGCGTTAGACGCCCGCCGAAGTCCGTGGTAGTCCCCACCAGCAAGTTGCCGCTGGCGTTGATGCGCATACGTTCAGTGAAAGCCCCCGCCGCGCGCTGTCCAAAACGCATAACATCTGCTGTGTTGGTAAAAATCTGCAAGCCGTTACTGTCGGGCGTGCCGATGCCATAGTCAGCGGTGTAGCTGTAAAAAGACTTACTGATAGGTACAATTATGTTACCTTCAACACGCAGCCTCTCCACTGGTAAAGTGGTGCCAATACCGACATTCGTGCCGTCGTCGTATATAACCGACGCGCTGACAGCCGACGTGCCGTTACCCTTGAGAACGTAGCCCGATGACAGGGTCGTTGCGCCTGTGCCGCCATTGGCGACGTTCAGCGTGCCTGCAAGAGTGATCGTCCCGCTGGTGGTGACTGGGCCGCCAGACGTCGTCAGGCCGGTGGTGCCGCCGCTGACGTCGATACTCGTAACGGTGCCCGCGCCACTCGCGGGCGAGGAGATAGTGAAGTTCGGGTACGTGCCGGTCACGGTCGTAGCGCCAGATCCTGTCAGCGACACAACCTGATCTGGGGCCGTGTTGGTGACGGTGATAGAGCCAGAGGACGTGATAGGGCCGCCAGAGACGCTGACGCCAGTTCCCGCAGTCAGGTTGACGCTGGTGACGGTGCCGGTGTTTGACGTAAAGCCAGACGGATTGCTCGCGGGGTACGCTCCGAGGTTCGTCAGCGCAGTTGCCGCGCTCGTCGCGCCAGTACCGCCATTAGCGATGGCAAGTGCGCCAGACGTGATCTGCGACGCAGCGATAGCGATTGCAGACGACGACGCAGACGTAATCTGACCCTGCGCGTTGACCGCGATGACAGGGACGGAGGACGCGCTGCCATAGGTCGATGCGCTTACGCCTGTGTTCGTGATGCTGAAGACCGTACCGGTCAGCGTCAGGCCAGTGCCCGCCGAGTACAGGACTGGCGCGGCGAACTGCGTGAACGTAATCGGCGTTGTGCCGACCGTAATCGGCAGTGGCGTCTGCTGCACCCACGACGTGTTGGACAGCGTCGATCCCGCCGTGACAAGGAAGAAGTCGCCCGCGTCGATCTGGTCAACGCCAGTGCCTGCGCTGTCGAAGTCTGTTGCGCGTGTCAGGATGTACGGCGTCGAGCCGTTGCCGACCTGCGTGACGGTGTAGACGCCGTTATTGGCCCCCGCCGCCTCGTCCTTGACCAAGATGCGGTTGCCCGCAACCACGGCCACGCCGTCGACCGAGAGTGCGCCGTTGGCATTGGCCGTGAGCGTCGCGCCGACGCCAGAAGTGCCGTTGTTGTACGTGTTGGCAGGCAGAGCCGCAGCCGTTGCCAAGCGCACGGACTGATGGAAGTTGATGCCTGACGCGATGCTGTCGGCATACGCCTTGTTGACGATGTCGGTGCCGTTGACTGGCGACGTGCTGATTGTGCCTGTGGTGAGCGCAATCGACGTGATGTCGGTGTTGGCACCAGAGGCCGCCGCGCTGAGGTTCGTGCGCGCCGTGGCGGCCACGCTCGCGCCTGTGCCGCCATTGGCGATGGCAACGATGCCCGTTACGTTTGAGGCCGTGCCGGTCGTGTTCTGGTTGAGCGTTGGGATGTCCGCCGCAACGATAGCGCGGAACGTCGGCGTGCCTGCCGAGCCGTTCGGTGCCGCAAGGACCGTGTTGGCCGTCTGCGACGCGAAGTTGGACGGCAGGACGGCAAGCGTCCCACCAAGTGTCAGCGAACCTGCGGACGTCACTGTGCCGCTCAGGCTCAGGCCGCTGACGGTGCCGGTGCCTGAGACTGACGTCACCGTACCTACGTTAGATGTGAAGCCCGAAGGGTTGCTTGCGGGGTACGCACCTAAGTTCGTTAGAGCAGCGACTGCGTCCGTTGCGCCAGTACCGCCATTGACGATGGCAAGCGTGCCGTTGAGGGTCAGTGTGCCCGCCGACGTAATTGGGCCGCCGGTAAACGACATGCCCGTTGTGCCGCCGCTGGCATTGACGCTGGTCACGGTGCCTGCGGTGCTGTCGTTCGATGTGATTGTGAAGCTAGGGTACGTGCCAGTGACGGTCGTCGTGCCTGCGCCTGTTAGGGATACGACCTGATCTGGCGCGGTGTTGGTGACTGTGAACGACGGGTAGCTGCCGGTGACTGAGATTGCGGTGCCGCCTGTCAGCGCCACGACCTGATCGGGCGCAGCGTTGACCAGAGAGCCGCTGGCGAGCGTCAGACCATTGCCGACGGAGATTTCCTCCGCAGCGCCGACTGATGCCGTAGTGCGGCCTAGAAGCCGCGCAGAGGCCAATGTCAGGCCGCTGGCGGTGTATGCGCCCGGCGCGACGTAATCAATGCCTGCGGTGGCCGCAGACAGCTCTGTGCCGTTGCCTTTAAGCAAGCCGCTCACGGTCGTCGAAAGCGTGATAATCGGTGACAGGGTCGGGCTGGCAACGGTGCCCGCAAAACCGTTGGCGGTCGCGACGGCAACGCTGATTACGGTGCCCGCGCCTACCTCAGTCCAGAAGGGCACGCCGCCGGGGCCGCCAGAGCGCAGAACCTGCCCAATGCTTCCGGCGGTGGTCAGATACAGCTTGTCGTTGCTAGAATAGACGATGGCACCGGCAACAGGAGACAGACTGTTGCCAGTGCCGCCACGGGACAAGGGGAGCACGCCTTGCGTTTCCGTGGTGTCGCTCAAGTCCACCGCAGGGTGGACGTGATCTCCACGCGCGGCAACAGTCGAGACACCGGAGGAACCGGGACCGAGAGGCTCAGGCGTTGTAGATGAAAAGATTACAGCGAAAGAACGGTTGGCGGAAAGATCTCCGCCGCCGGTCAGACCCGCGCCAGCCGTGATTGTGCGGCTGGTGGGGACGTAATTTGCGAGTACGATAGGTGCCGAGGTCGCACCCGTGACGCGGCCCTGCGCGTTGACCGTGAGGACTGGCACGCTGTCGGCGGCACCGTAAGTGCCAGCCGTGACGCCTGTGGTGGTCAGGCGGCTGTCATCGACACCGCCCGGCAAGATGAAGAGCGTGCGGTTGGTCGACAGATCTCCGCCGCCACCCAGACCGCTGCCTGTGTTGATTTCACGCGAGGACGGCACCGCGCCGACGGCAGCGATGTTGGCGAACTGGACCTTGAAGGTGCGTCCGTCGATGATGTACGGCATGTAGCCGAGTGTGCTCGTTCCCTGATATTCAGGGAGGCCGGTGATGCGGGTAGGGATGAGATTTGTAGGGACGTTGCTCAAAACTCGTCATCCTCGAAAAAGATTAGATAATCATCGCTGTCCTCAGTGATGAGGAACTGCTCGCTGTTTTGCGCGATAACGCCCGCCGGATTTGTAGCGAGAGGCACATCGGGACGCAAGAATGGTAGCAGAATATTATCCGGCTGGCGAGCGGGAAGGCGATACGGATCGTATTGGTCGCGATCCCTCTCGCAGACTAGCAAGCCGGGGTAATTTGGGTCGGGCATCAAGTCAGCCAGCGGCATCTTGATGGAGCAGCGCCCACATATGCCGATCGCCAGCGTCGTATTGCCGCGTGTGTTGAGATAGCGGGGCATCAGCCGTCCAACGCCACGTCTGGGCGCGGAAAGCGCAGGGTGATGTCCTCTGGCTGCCGCGCGGGCTCGCGCCACGGGTCGTAATCGTCCACGTCGTCGATGCAGACCTTTAGCGTCGGAATATTCCGGTCGCTGTACAGGTCATCAATAGGAAATTTACGCTTGCAGCGGTCACAAATGCCGATGCCGAGGTGATTTCGCCCGATGGTGTTGATGTAGCCCTCAACAGCCATGATTTTACCTCGTGTACGGTGAAATATTGGGGGCGATCATCATCGGACTGTTGTCGCGCTCTTCCATTTGCGCGATATTCAGTGAAATCGCCGCCTTTTGGTCCAAAATCGGGATTAAATTGACGTCAACTTCGACCAATTCAAGCGCCATTTTGGCCGCCAGACCCGAAACGATGGCCTCAAGCCAGCGCTGAGGCACTTCAACGTCCTGCGTCATCGTACCGACGTCCATAATGTAGCGCTGACGCCACACGACGATCTGGCAGACGGTCGCAGCCAAGTTCGGCACCGGCCACATGTGCATAATTGGGTTGTTGACCTGACGATCGAACCAATATTGCAGCGGGCGGTTCGACTGAAACGCCTTATTTGGCAAGTTTGTGTAGTCGTCGCGGTTCATGCGCGCCAGCGGGATCTCGGTCGGCGTGTTTGCCAGATAGATTTGGCTGAAGCCGAGCGTGCCTGACGTCGCGCGGATGCGGAAATACCGAGACGCCACGCTGCTTTCCAGATCGTACCAAGTCCACTGGCCTGCGGTCGCGGTTGGCGTCTCAGATTGGATCGTGACCCACGTCACGTTATCGTCTGAACGCTCAAATACGATAGGCACGGCGGGAGCGGACCAAAGGATGCCGGTGTTGGAGACGAATACGTCGTCGGTGAAGTCCACTTCGCGGGCCGTTGACGTTGTGTAATTGATGCCGGTCACCTGCTGGAGCCAGCGGAAGTTGCTGTTCAGGATGTCGACTGTGCCGTCGAGCATCGTGATGTCGCCCACGCCGTCGTACAGCGGGTAGATCTGCTTCTCGATGCACCAGAGCGGCGCGCCTTGGTTGGCCAAGTCGGAGAGGAACAGGTATAGCTGGTCGTTGGCTATGTCGATGTGTTCGGCGGTGATCTGTTGCGCCGTCAGCTTACAGCGACGGATCGCGTTGTCGATGACGCGCCGTGTGTTAAAATTAGTCTGTGAAACTGTGTCTGAAAACGCCATAAGGATGTGCTCGCATTGTTATCGCAGCAGCAAGCCGATGACAGCAAGCACCTCTAGCGTGGGTGGTATAGCGCAAAAACTGCCCGCCAGCAAGGCGAGCAGTTCATTTATATTAGCACTTACCCTTTGGCATTGCGGTCAGACCGCCCTTGCTGCGGCGGATCATAGGCTTGCTGCTGTGTGCTGGAACGCCTTTCTTTGCTGCCGCAGCTTTCATCATCTGCGCTTCGCGGTCGGACATAGCGCCCATTCCACGAGCGCCAGCCTTAGCAGCCGCGCGGGCTGCGGCACCAGCCAAAGCGCCAGCAGCAGCGCCAGCCAAAGCACCGCCGCCTATCCCACTGGCAGGAGCCTTTGGCATTGGCTTCTTAACTGCGGGGCGACCTACGCCAAGATCTGCGTCAGTTGCGCGGCGGCCAGAGGCGTCGGTCGGGCGTGTTGAGATGCCTTCGACGGGTGCCTTGCGGCCAGACATGCGACGATCTTCCGCCGCAATCTCGGCCATCGTTGCGCGCTTGCCGCGTTCGTTGAACGTGCCACCTTCTGGCATGTACTGCGTCCGAGTGCTGTCTTTGAAACCTTTCATGTCACTTACCTTTCTTGCGGGCCGCGGCCATATTATCAACGAGATTTGGATAGGGTCGTCCTGCCGCCTTGGCGCGAGCCTTAGCCGCTTTCTTGCGCTTGACCGACAAGTCTTTCGGCTTGCCGAGATCCTTCGGGCGCTTCTTGTCCCAGACAGGTTTTACTGCAAAGTCGCTCATATCAGCAATCCCATTTACGGAGTGAAAGTGCCTTGCGTGTCGGGCGACCCTTGTCGTCCTTCATCGGCCCCGGCATGCCAGACATGCGTGCGCAGAATGACTTGCGACGCGCGGCTGCCTTTGGTGATTTCTTTGCCTGCTTCGCGCTGACAGGAGGCTTGATGTCCTTGCCCTGAGCGCGCAGCGATGCGCGGCCCTTGGCATTGAGGCCGCCTTCGGGGTTCTGCCCCTCCTTGCGGGTCCATGCGCCGCCGCCCTCGGCCATAGCGAGACCGCCCTTGCCAAAGGGCATGCGCAAGTTGGCGTTGACGCCGCGTTGCTGCGGATTGTAGCCCACGCCCGCAGAGAACTTTGGATTGCTGTACTGCGCCTGAAGCTGCTGGAGCGCGACGCCTTTGGGGTCGACGCGCATCTGAGCGCCAATGTCGAACTGGCCGTTGCGCATGGGCATCTGAGCGCCGACCTGCATGCCGTTCGGTGTTAAGTTCGCGTTGGCGCGGGGCGGTTGTCCTTGCTGCATTGGTTGCTGCATGGGCTGCTGCCCGCGCTTGTTCACGCCCAGCGCGTCGTCGATGTGGCTCTTGGCCTTAAACTGTCGGAGGTCGAAGGCGTTGTCCATCATCAATCTGCGTAGGACTTAACCATCTCAAGGATGATAGTGTACCTGTCACCGGCGCTGGCGTCGTGAGTAGAGAATTGGATGTCGCCATTCTTACCTGCGCCTGCGTTGTTCCACAGACCGCCGAACTCCGTCAGGTCCATCGAGTACATGGTGTTCTGCGGGATTGACGTGATAAGCACGTCCGTGGTGGCGTCCCAGAACATGTCAACAATTAGGCCGTGCGTAAAGACGTGCATCTTAACGATAGTAACGCCGTCGCAAGCCTTGCTGAAAGAGCTAGGGTTGAGCGTCGAAACATCAACCTTGGTCACCTTGGTCTCGCCGGTGCCGTCGGAGATGTTCGTAAATTTCATAATGGCCATACGCTCGCCATCGAACAGGGTTTGTGTTGCTACTGCATCTGCCATCTGTGTATTCCTCAATAATCAGGGGCCACCCGAAGGCGACCCCCTCTTATAACATAAGACTAACGCTTAGTCATTAGCCGTTGTTTGCACGTACTGGTACGTGACGCGGACTTGTCCAACCGTAGGCTGGCCAACGGACGTCACTGTCGCAACGACAGTTCCGTTTGTTCCGATGTTGTCCATTGCAGCAAGCTGTGCCGCAGTGAACGTAGGCAGAACGCGGACACCAGTTTTGGCATTGACGCCGCTTGCGTAGGTGGTCGCACCCGATGCCGTACCGACAGAGACAGTTGCCGAGGTGGCACTGTCGTACTGCGTGAGCACGTCAACGATGATGTTCACAATCTGCGAACCGAAAGGCAAGTAGACTGTGCCGTTTTGCACGAGTGTGGCGTCGAAGTTGATCAACACGGTCTGCGAAAGAACCGCGAGACCGATGTTTGGGCCGCCTGCTTTACCGGCGTTAATGTCGCCGGAGGCAAGTGGGCCGCTCCAAGTAGTTTGTGACATTTAGTTTCTCCTTTAGAGAAGGGAGGGGGACCGAAGTCCCCCAACCCAATTAGATGCCAGCCGTACCGTATACGCCGCGTGGATCGGTCCAACCGAACGCATAACGCTCGGTAGCCTTGTAGCGCATGCTGTCGGTTTCGAAGTCACCTTCCATGCTCTTCTCAAGACCACGACGCATAGCGAGCTTCAAACCTTCTGGCGCATCAGTCTGTACCCACCATGCAGTGGTCGAGGTGATACGCGACAGGTTGGCTTGTCCTTCCGCCAATAAACCCATAGAATTCACAGGGTTAACGTCGTTGTTCGCGGTGCCTGCACGCAGTGCGGACTTCAGCAATACTTCAGCTTGGAACACGTTCGAAGGACCGGAAACGATCTTCTTAGGTGTCAAGCGGATGCGCTTGCCGTTGTTGTCTACTGCGTTGCGGATCTGGATGAGGATCTGCTCAAGCGAGGTCTGCGACAAGTTGGCTGCGGTCGTAAGCTGGTTCGAGAACGTACCAGTTGCGATCGGGTGAGACGTGTTGACCAACGATACGCCGTCGCCGCCTGCATACGCGCTGTTGAAGGCACGGTTCAGGATGTTGGCACCAAGGGTTTCCTTGGTTTCGATCAGCGACTGTGCAAGGTGACGAGCATAGGTCTGACCGATACGGATGTGATCGCCATCTTCCACCAGAACCTTTGTCAATGCAAAGGCAAGGCCGTAGACGCGGTACACGTAGCGCTGGATGAACAGCACGCCGCCGGATTGATACGTGACAGGCATGCCGTCTGGCAATTCTGGCGCGGCACCAAAGCCGAACAGGACAGGCTCTTCGTGGTAGTTACGGGGAATGCCCTTAAACTCTTTGAAGACCTGCGCCCACTCATCAGCGCGTTGATCGTAAATTCCGTTGAACTCTTCGTTTAGGATCGGTTCAACGATCGAGCGGAAGTCTGTACTTCTCATTGGGGTAGCCATTGTTCAAGCCCTCCTTAGTACGCGGCCTTATCGGCGACGTTTTGATGTTCGCTGATTTGGACCTGAGCGATGACATACGTGTCACCCCAGTTGTTGTCGGGACCGGGAGTGATCCCGATGAGGCGCATTTGAGCGTTCGCAGCAGCAGTTGAAACGCCCAACATCATCTGGCTGATGCCGACTACAGTCGAGCCAGTACCGATGGTGGTGGTGTCATACTGCTTACCAATGTCGGCTACGTTCAGAGCGGCGTCGCTCTGGATTTCATAGACGATGGTTGGGTCGAGCGTAGCGTAAGCAACGATGTCAGTCGCTGCGAGCGATGCAGTCCACTTGTTGGACACGCGACGGCGACCGTCACTGTCCGTGAACTCAACGCCTTGGAAGGTGCCGATGAAAGCGGCACCGACAGCGGCAGCCACGAGTGTGCCTTCCGTTTCGCCACCAGATGTTGCTGGCGCGATGCGGACGGGTTGGTTCTGTAGTATGTTAACGGCGTAGCCTGTCTGGATCGTAAAGGCGGTAGGACGAACCGTGCCGCTTGGCGAATAGACAGGACGTAGGCCGAACGGTTGTGATACCGAAGACATAGCCTTAATCCTCTTGTTAAATGGATGAAACCGTCATCAGTCGAAAAGACCAATGCGCGGGTTATGCTCACGCATTTCCATCAAACCGTCACCTTCGAACAACGTGCTGCCTGAACCTTCTGCCTGTTGCCGCATGATCTCTGCGGTTTCGGCCAGCTTGTTCTCCTCACGTAACGGAGCATCGTGGTGAGCTTCCTGCATAAACCTTTGATACAAGGCTTCGGGCAGCTTAAACGCGATCATCTCGTTGACACCAATCATTCCAGACCATTCGCCTGTCTTGATTGAGGCGAACTCCATGCCCGGCACCTCCGACGCTTTTATCGGCTCGTATCCGAGCTGAATGCGACGGTGGATTGGGTCACGAGGGTTCGTCGTCGTGAGCCAGCACATGTGATATCCCGGTATATTCGGTAAATCAGGTAGTGCGTCATTAAATAACTGCGCCCGGAACATCTCGAGCCGGTCGTCATCAGTCACTTCGCGATTTTCGGTGACCTGTCGGTCTTCCATTTCGCGGGACTGCCGTCCAACACCGAGTTCCTTCTTCAAACGCTCATCAGTACTATTTGTCATGTTGTCTCACTCCAGTTTTCAGCGAGCCGAACTTTTGTCGTAAGCCTGATAAGCCTTGAGCATTTGGTTACGACGCGGAACGTCATCCCAAATACCTGCGTCTATCATAGCTTGCTTCCGTTCGGGTGTCACGTATATTTCTTTCTTAGTCGAAACGGGCGCGTGCTCACGCGTCGTTCCGGTCGGGGGTGCCTTACGTTTGCTAGGACTTTGGCGGGTTTCCGCCTCGTCGTCGCCAATGCGCGCGGCCACGCGGCGGGTCAGCTCGTGCCAGTAGTCGGCGTCCTTGGGGTTGTACCCCTCGGCGGCGAGCTGGTTGTCAATGACCTTCGTGATGGCGCTGTCCTCGTCACGGCCACTAGGGTCGTACCATGGGTTCGCGTTCATCCATTCCTTTGCGTAATTTACCACGCGCGGGTCAGGGCCGGGGTTGGCGTGTTGCTGGCGGACCTGCTCCACTTGCTGCTTCTGCTGCCACAGTTGCTGCGCCTCGTACTGCGCCTCGTCGCGCAGACGCATCGCCGTTGCCACGTCGTCACCGTTACCGGCCTCGACTGCGCGGGCGATGATGGCCTCGGCCTGCTTCACGTCGGCCTGAGCCTGCGCGATGCGTTGGTCGATGGCGCTTACATTGCTGGCAAGCGTGTTGCCCTCGATGGCAGAGACGCGGCGCAACAGCGCATCGTTCTGCTCACGCAACTCGGCAAGCTCGCGATCGGCGTGCTCCTTGGCGCGTAGCCGCCGCTCACGCTGCTTCTGGCGCTTGACGTTGCTACGGCTCTTGCGGGCGATTTCTTCGTCGCTGTCGTCTTCGCTGTCGCCAAGCCGCTCATCATCATCGTCATCATCGTCATCGCTGTCATCGGTGTCAGCTTCTTCCTGTACAGGTTCCTGTACAGGTTCCTCGCCTTCGATGATTACGATATCGTCTTCGTCATTTTCTGTCAGTTGGTTGTCAGCCATTTACATGCTCCTAGAGGAATGCCTTGACGGCAAGCGGGTCACCAGTGACCTTGCCCACCAAATCAAGATCGTTGAAGATTACGACGATGGCCTCTTCTCCATCATCGGTCTTTACCGACCAACGGTCGCCGCCGTAGCGGGGCACGCGGACGAAGTCTCCGACTTCGCACCACGACCCTTCGGGCCAGTGTTCCATTGTGTTGCGGTTCTTGAACGCGAGGCTGCCGATGTCGATGACCTTGGCGACCTGCGTGTTGTAGTGCTCCGTCTCGCGGACGTCGCCTGTCAGGATGATGCCACCCTTCGTCTTTGTCTTTGGCGTCCGTATCTGGCACAGGACGCGCGAGCCGAATGGCTTCACGCCTGCGTCACAGGGTGGGAATGCCTCGTCGAGACCGTCGTAACTAAACTCGACGCTGTTTCCATTTATCTGCATGTGTGCTCCTAAAATTCACGTTTGTCGTCTTCCGCCACCGTGTTGATCAGGATTTCCTTGGCCCGCTGCAATCCAGCGTACAGGCCAACGGCGCGTCCATAATCAAACTCGGTCTTGCCAGACGGCCTCTCCAGCGCCTCAACAGCCATTGCTGCCTGTTCTGTCTCAAGGCGTTGGAGGAGGGTTTCTATTCTCATGCCGGTGTCTTGGGTGACTTAACTGGATGAGGCATGATGCCTTGTGCCATTTTCTTGTGCATAGGCATGGTCTTGTCGCTCGCCTTCGGGGTTTTGCCCTTCGGTGTCGCGCTCTTTGCATTGTCGGCCATATGGTTTTCCTTATGGGTTCGGGTTTATCCCAGTGCCGGTTGACACTGCGATGCGTTCGCCAGACATGATCTCGGCCTGCGCAAGCTGCATAGCCGTTTGGTTGTCTTGCTGGTTCATGGTCATGCGGGCGTTGAGTTCAGCCGACTTGCGGGCGTCCTCGCGGTCCTGCTTCATCTGCTCAAGCTGCTGCTCGATCTGGAGCTTCTGCGCCTGAAGCTGCATCTCGGCTTGGCTCTGCATTGCCTCGGCCTGCATCTTCTGGCCCTCGATCTGCATGGCCGTCTGGTCTTTCTGCATTTGCATCTGCATCTTCTGGCCGTCGAGCTGCATCTGCGCCTGATCGCGCTGCTGCTGTGCCTGTAGCTTCTGGCCCTCGATGGCGGTGCGCGGATCTTGCGGCGGCTGCGGTGCGAGTTGCTGCATCATCTGCATGGCCTGCGCGATGACAGGCGGCAGCGATGCGAACACCTCGGTCGCGTCGGTGACCACCGTCTGCGATGCCTCGGCCAGCATGCGATCGAACGCGCGGCGTGCCTCGTCATCCTTGAGGTTCTTCATGTCCTCGCTGATGTCGATGCCCGACGTGTCCTCGGCCAGCTCAAGCACCGTTGACGCGTACCACAACGCAAGGTGCTCCTTGATGTGGCCGAGTATCACCGGCAGATAGGCTGGCGCGATGAGCTGGCTTGCGCCGAGCGCGGGGTTCGTCATGTACGCCAAGTGCGTCTTGAGGTGGGCGATGTGGTCCTGCTCAGGGAAGGCGACGATCGGTCGGCCCATAGTGGCCGCGACGTTCTCGTTAACCGCGTTCTGCTGCTTCGGCTCCATCGGCGGGACGAGCAGCTCCTTCGGGTTCGGTACGCGCAGCGTCTCAAGCAGACGCTCCTCGACCTTGCGCAGGTTGTACAGTTGCGGCAGTGCGGCGGCGCGCTGCGACACCGCCTGAACCTGCGCAAAGCGTTGGCTCTCGCTGAAGATCGCGGGGTCGGACACCGGCACGACGTCCATCGGGCCTTCGAAGTCTGCGCGCGTGGCCAGCACTTCGCCGACCTCGTGCTTCACGTCGGCGTCGTCCAAATACATCGCGTTGAGGCGGTGCAGGATGCGCAGCGTGCGGGCCATAGCGCCGTGCAGACGCGCGTGGATCGACGAGAACACGGTCATGCCCTCTTGGATCAGCGCGAGCGTCGTGCCGACTGGCGCGTTCGGGTTCTGGTCGGCCAGATTGTCCATCGATGTGCGGACCACGCCCTTGCCTGCGTCGACCACAAAGCCGAGCAGTTGGAACAGGGTCGGCGATGGTGGGTTGAACGGTATCGGCATGGCCAGCTTGCGGACGTCGTCCACGTTGAGGCCACCCTCGATTTCTTCGACCTGTGTCGGCTGGATGTTCAGCGACTGGCCGCCACGTGTGCCGCCCTTCAACTTGAGCATCGTCGGCACGTTCTGGATGTGCGCGCTGTCCATCAGTGCGCGCAGAGCGCCAGTTGCGGCGGCGCTCAGGCCACCAATCATGTGCGGCAAGCCGATTGGGTACGCGCCGCGCCACGGGATGAACGGGAACTCGACGAACCAGTCGAGTGGCTCGCGGCTGTCGTCCTCTTCGTCCCAGTTGCGGTAAATCGCGAGCACTTTGCTCGATGGCTTGTCGATCGTGATGATGTACGGCGCGTTGCCGTCACCCTCGACGTCGGCGATGACGTGGCACTCGAACACGGTGCGCAGGCCATCTTCGTTGTAGCTGGTGTCGTTGCGACCCTCGATCTTGTCGTTGGCCACGTCGGCTGCCGAGCGCTCAGGCTCAAGACCGGCGGGCGTCAGGTCGACGTCGCGGTACATGCCGCTCTCGACGCGCTGCTCGTAGTCGAGCTGCGTCAGGTACTGGACGTGCGTCTTGCGCTGCGCGGTGTAGAAGTTGGTCGCCGCGAATGGCAGGTACATGTCGTCGATCATGACGGCAAGGAAGCCGGGGCGGTTGCGCGCCTCGTCCCACGACATCTTGAGGTACTGCGCGCCGCCGAGTGGCACCTGCGTCAGTAGCTGCTCAAGCTCGGAGCGGAACTCTTGGCTCTGCACGGTGAGCTGCCAGTTCATGAGCGACGTCTTGCGCTTCGCCTTCTGGATCTTCTTCATCGTGACTTCGCCCTCGATCAGATCCTTGGCCGGACCTTGCGGGGGTAGAAGCTCCTTGATGGCGCGTGATGCGAAGTCGATGCACGCCTCGGTCATCATCGGGTGGACGACCTTCGATGCGCCGTTGAACTGCGCGCCGCCGGGCGCGTCGTCACCGAGACCGGTGCGGCGGATGCCCTCTTCGTACTGCTCGTCGCGCTTCTTGCGCGCCTCCTTGTCGCGGCTGATCAGTTCGAGGAACTTCGACGCCAGTGACTTTAGGTCCGGTTCGGGCATAGTCTCGGCGAGGTTGTCGTAGAAGCTGCTCTCGCCTGCGGCTGGTCCGTTCTCGTCGAGCGTGACGATCGCGCCACCGTCCTCGGTGTCCTCAACGTCGGTCACGTCCTCGCCGTCGAACTCAACGACTTCGCCCTCGATGATGTCTTCGTCTTCGATCATTGCCTAATCCTTATTGCCCATACGGGTTCTGTATCACCTTCGGCGGTGGTTTGTCCATTTCTTGCTTCTTGTCGACCAGAGAGCCGAGCATGCCCTTGTCCATCATGAGCCGCATCGCCTGCGTCGTGCTGTCCACGAAGTCGTCGTGCTTGATGCTGCCCTTGCCGCTGAACGAGCAGAGCTGCGCCACCAGCGGGTCGGCCCAGACGCGCGGCTTGCCGGGGAACTTGTCGCTCTCAGGCAGGAACACCCTGCGCCGTGCGAACACGGGGCTGACCACATGCAGGCGCGCCAGCTTGTCTGCCCGTCCGGGGTTGTAGGCGTGCGCCAGTATCCCCTCGCGTTCGAGCATCTGTCTCAAGCTGATGCCGCTCCCCTTGTCCTCGATCAGCAGGATGTCTGGCTTGCGCCCCGACGTCAGCGGCTTCGCGCTACCGTACATGGGCTTGATCAACGCGACGTCCTGATCGTCGCCATACGCCGTGTTCATTTCCTTCTTCACGCGCTTGATCAGGTCGGGCATGCCGAGCTGCTCCTGCCAGCAGTCGAGCAGCAGGGCGTAGCCCTTGCCGTCGTGCTGGAACACGCCCCAGACGCTGCACGCCGTGTAGTCGGCGTCGCCGCTCTTCTTGTCGCGGGTCGCCTCGGTGTACGCGGTGTCGAGTGACATGATGATCCAGTCGAACGCGGGCAGCGGCTTCTTCGCGGGCCAGAGCTTGAGCCAGCTCTTCTTGATGATAGCGTTCTCGCTTGGGTCCAGCAGCTCCCCGTGGATCTCCTGACGCCCGATGGTTGTACCCTCGTATGCCTCCAAGCTCTCGAAGAACCGATCGGGCAGGTTGTCGCGGTTGTCGAACGTCGAGCCGGTGATGATGGTGCGGCCCTGCTTCGGGATGATCAGCTTGCGCACCAGCTCGACGGGTCGCGGCGTCGTCGTCCACAGCACCTGCGGCTTCGCGCCGAGGCGCAGGCCCATCATGGCCATGTCCCACGTCTCTTCGGCGTTCTGCCACGCGGCCAGCTCGTCGCACCAAATGAACTGGTGCTGCGGCCCGCGCAGACGTGCGGGCTTCTCGCTCGTGAAGCCACGGATTTTCGTGCCGTTCTTCATCTCAAGGAGAAGATCCGTGCTGTTGTACTTCTTGATTAACCCTTGGGGTATGACGTTGAGCAGGCCGCTCTCGCCCTGAAAGCAGACCTTGTCGACGTCGGCATAGGTTGGCGCGATCACGGCGCAGTAGGTGTTGCGGTGTAGGGCGGCTTTGGCCCCCAGCCATTCAGCCCCGATGCGGGTCTTGCCGTAACCGCGACCCGCCATGTAGCCGTACTCACTGAAGTCGGCGGCGGGGATCTGTTCGGGTCGCGCCATCTTCGCCCAGCGCACCTGCCAGTCGACAAGGAGGCGCGTCTTCGGCGGCATGGCTTCCGCGTCGGCGGTCTTGAGGTGGACTGCCTCAGCCATGGTTGCGGTACAGCGTCAGCGTTTCGCGCAGCTCGGCATTGGCTGCGCGGATCTTGTCGTATCGCTCGTTGGCCAGATGCAGCGCGTGGTTGAGCGCGTACTGCTCGGTCGCGTGGTGCTCGGCTGCCGCCTCAAGTTCGCGGATGCGACGCCACGGGTTAACGAACAGGCGCGGGATCATTTACTGTTACGCTTCGCGGCCAGTATGGTCTCAGTGAAGAAGGCCGCCAAGGCGTCTGCTTCAGGCGCGTCTTCATCGTCGGTGGTCTTGTCTTTCGTGTTGCCGTCGCCGTATTTGTTCGGGCTCCACTTGGCCAGCAGCTTGAGGCGGAACTCTGCGCGGTTCTTTGCCCACGCGACGGCGGCGCTGTCGATGCGCGTCGTGGACGTCTTGCCGTCACCGTCGGTCTGCACGATGCGCTCCGGCTCGGCGTCGATGATGTCGAGTGCGTCGTCGGCGATGACGTCCGCGCCAACCTCTCTAGCTTCCGCGTATGCGATGCGAAGACCTTCGTCCTCGCGGACCCACTGGCTCCACGCAGTCGGATGAAACTTCAAGTCGCGTGAAATCGACGACAACGTCTCGCCGAGGGCGATGCGCGACAGCACCTCTGCGATCAGCTTATCTGTCTTCTTTGCCGGGTAAGGCATATGTCTGCATGCTCCGTTCGGTTACACAGTGCTACCAGTTATCACCCACAGATAACCGCATTCTCACCCACATGCAAGGGGTAGCTCGACCGAGCTATTCCAAATCACCCAGCCGAGCCTCCGCCATCAACACCAAACAACACACCATTGTCAATGCAACACGACGTTGCGACGCACCATGCAGCACGACGCATCATGCACCGAGTGCAACTTTCGGAACTGGTCAACACACCACAGCAAAAAGCGCAGCGCAACACAGCATCTGCTCGGTGCAGCATTTGCAGCAGGTGGGGTACCCCTAAAGGGGTAACCCCCTTCACGCTGCATAAATGCTGCATTTCTCCGAGCTGCACCATTTGCAACATGAGGCTTAATGCTGCAAATGGTGCATGTTGCAGGGGTATGAAATTATTTTCATTATAGGGCTTGCAATGCCTAATTGCATCGTCTAGGTACTGTCTATCAGCAACGAAGGAGACTACCAAATGACAATGCTTATCGACCTAGACCGCAAGTGCGCCGCCACACAAAAGTGGGAGAAGGTTTCCACCTTCCGCTACTTCGTTGACGCAGACGCCGTCGCCCGCCTCCTAAGCAAGATGGACGGCACTGCCTACCGCATCCGCGACAACCGCTGGTCCAACGACGGTGTTGAAGTCACCGTCTTCACCAATGGGGAGGTAGCAGCATGATCCGCCCAACCCTCAGCATCAACGGCAGCAGCGCCCCCGACCTCATCGACCCACGCCGCGAGGCGATGGACCACCTGATGGACGCCATCGAGGCGCTCAAGCTGGTCACGCCTAATGGTCGCGACTACATCTGCGACCGCGAGCGGTTCATCGCCGATCGCAACACCCACTTCGACCGACTGGCTGCGCTGCACACGCTGCGCAACGAGCTGCTCGAAGAGGCGCTGCACGTCCAGCAACAGGGGAGGGTGGCAGCGTGACCCTCTTGCACATCGCATCGACCCTCTTCTTTTTGGCCGTCCTCGCCTTCACCATCATCGCAATCATCAAGACACTGCGGGGAGCCTGACATGACCATCACCGAGGACACACCCGAAGGTGGCCCAGAGGAGCTTCAGTGGAAGATCGACCGGCTGATCGAGCAGGTCGAGCGGCACGCCGCCGAGCTGACACGCGTGACCGGCATCAAGAACGGTCTGGCAAAGGAAGTTGACGAGCTGGACAGGCGCTTCGACACCCTGACCTCGCGCCTGACCGTCGGCGTCCTGCGCAAGGCTGGCTACACCGTCAAGATCGAGGAGGCCGAGTTCTGCGAAGCCTGCGGCGAGGAATTTTAAGGAGCAGCGTGATGGCTAAAACCTTCCCTTCAGACATAACACCCGGACACCTTTTGACTAATTTTATAGATACTTTGAAAAGGACGTCCGGGATATCCCGACGTGACTTTAAAGCGCTACGTAGCCGTATAGATATGGCCGCAACGCGAGGGGTTAAGTTTATAGCCCCCGATGCCCCTGAAATTGACAAAAGCAAACATATGGAAATGGAAGACTTCCGCCCACCTTACCCAGTCACTGTATGGGAAGGTGAGCTGTTTGACCACGGTGGTGTTGGGCTGATCGTAATCGCGCGTGACGCTGGCAATAGTGTGGAACTTAATTTTGTCACAACAACCAGTGAGGCTATGCGAGCCTTTACCGACCAAAACGGTATCGACGGCGTAGGTCAGTGGATTATCTCTCCATTGACGTGTCGCATCCCGTACAGCGGCCATTTTACCACCCTTGCCGACGCCGGAAAGATGGAGGTGCTAATGCCTGATCGCATGGGCCGCGCCGAGGTTGAAAACAGTTTCGAAACGTACTGGCCTTACGTCTACTTCTATACAGCCGTCTGCCAGATCTTGACAAACCACAACGTCACCACGGAGGACATCGAGCCCGACGCTAAGGCGGCGCGGTCACGCCGCATCAGGGGCAAGGCCCCTCTGTACACGTACAAGACGCTGACCATCGGCGCGCCTAAGAAGCGGCAGGTCGTCAGAGGCGGCGGCACGCACGCATCGCCGCGATCGCACCTGCGCCGTGGCTTCTACCGCACCAGCCCGAAGGGCGTGCGGCACTGGGTCAACGCGACGATGGTCATGGGTGAGACACCCGGCCTCGTCCACAAGGATTATCAAGTAGAAGGAGGACTGAAATGAAGAAATGGTTAGCACGCAAACTCTTTGATATAGCCATCTGGCTCGACTGGGATGAGGCTGTCATAGTCTCTGAGGCTATGTCGGTTACTCGGTTCAAGATCGCACTGGATGCGCTGACAGCACCGCGCAAGCCGGGCCGCCCACTGGGCAGCAAGGACAAGAAACCGCGCAAGCGTCAGGTGAAGCCATGAGCGAGCGCGCGCTGTTCTTTTTCATCATGGGCGTCGGCCTACTGACGACCTACCTCATGTTGACCGCCCCTGAGCTCACCGCACAGGATCGAAAAGAGATGGAGGAAGACTGGTGGGACTGATACGACGCATCATCGACTGGGCGATCGCCCGCATGTTCAAAGACCAAAAGGATTGGGAGCAATGATTAAACCAGACCTTATCTGCCGGGACAACATTCTGATGCCCTCGCAGCTTCAGTTCGTACAGCCAGAGACCGGCGCGATCGTCGCAACGGTCAACGCCGGAACGGAAGAAGGCAAGTACACGGTGGCCGCCATGTTTATCGGCTACGAGAAGGTGGGCTACAAGATTAAGGACGAGACGCACCTTGTGACCAACGATCTTAAAGGAGAAGTAATATGATTACCGCAGAAGACGCAATGAGGCAGGCCCACATGACAGCCAGCCTGTACGCATACGAGGCATCAGTAGCCTTCGAGAAGATCTTCGGCTTTCCGGCAGAGGACGAACCCCAAGCCGCCGCCATCTTCATCGGCCAGTACATGCGTACCGCAGCTCACGACTTCGATGTCGCCATGCGGGAGCGCGGCGAATGCCCATAGTAAGACGATCCGCAATGACGTGGACGCCGGAGAAGGATGCCGAGCTGCTGGCTTATTACGAGCATGGCTTGAGGCCAGCCTACATGGCGGAGCGAATGGGGCTGACGGTTGCTTCCGTAGAGGGCCGCTATCACAAACTAAAGAGGGCACGAAAGACATGAGCAGCAGAAACCTACCACACCACCTGTATGTCTATGTGGACAGCTCGTTCATACGCAAGGACGGCAAAGGCTTCGAGCCTGCCGTCTGGTTCGCGCTGCGCTCCACGCCGAACCGCGCGTGGGGCTGCCACGTCATGCTTGAGTGCGGCGCGGTCTACCGCAACGTCCCGCCGCATGCGATAGCGTTCAGCAACAGCCCAGACTATTACTGGACACTGCCACAGGCGCAGGTCTGGGACTGCTACGGCACCGAGTTCGATGTCATACGTTACGACTATCTGGCCGACCTAGAGGCCCGCTACGATGGCGGCGATGATAAGGCGACGTGCCTGTTCACCGCATGCCCGCACAGCGATGGCTTCAGCGCGGCACCAGAGCAGAGCAAGGAGTTCATGTTCATGCGGACGACAGGCGATCGGCTGCTGATCAGGCCGACCAACATGCTGTTGTTCAAAGAGCGCAGCTTCACCGTCGACACAGGCTGGCCGACTGATATCAAGACCACAACCCAAGTCTGGAATTGCGAATGAGCCGCCCGATAGGCACCATCGCCGTCCGCAAGAGCGGGAAACAGTACGGCATCCGAAAGGGTCGAGCCTACAAAACTCGCGTTATTAACGGCGTCCCGTTCATCACAAGAATATTATGAACGAAATGTTTCGATAGCTATTGCAATGCCTGATTGCATCGACTAGGGATTGTTTATCAGCAACACGGAGACACCAAATGGAAAACCCCGACTACACCGAACGCCAGATCAACGAAGCCCTCAAGGCGCACACGCAGCTCGACATCACCGTCATGTGGGACGGCTACGAGCCAGAGCGCGGCGGGACGGCGGACTTCGAAGTCTACCTCGACGGCGACACGACCGATCTGGTGGTCTGGGACCACGGGACTTCTTTTGACATCTACGCACGCACAGGCGAGCGCCACTACACCTCAAAGGGTTGGGCTGGTAACTACAAAAAGCTGGCCGCCAACCTCACCAACATCATTCAAGAGGCGATCATCGCCGGAGAAATGGGAGAGTACGCATGAACATCATTTGGCCATGGGCCGCCCGCAAGGTGATTGACGCCTACAAGTTAGACGCCGACCGTCTGGACGCCATGAACTCTCGGCTTGAGAAAAAGCTGAAAGAGAGCGAGTTGCATCAGCGCATACTGCGCACCGAGCTTGAGCGTCTGCAAGATCTGCTCAAGAAAGCCCACTTCCGCAATCCGAAGACAGGCCGTATTGGTCGCAAGGGGGAGCGGTTCAAATGATACGGGATCTCAAAACCATCCACGCCGAGGCCCGCAAGGTCTTCAACAAGCGCGACAAGCTCGAAGCCGAGCTGCGCGCCCTCAACAACCAGATTAACCAGCTCAAGGCCGAGCACATGGTCATCACCCGCGTCTGGGGCCTCCGTGAGGAAAGTTTCAGGCAAGAGACAACGAAAGTAGCCGCATGACCACCAAAGAAGAACGTATCGCCGCCATTGATCTCGCCATCGAGCGAGGCGGCGGCATCGTCAAGTTTTGCAAGCGCATGGGCGTGAGCCATCAGGCCGTCTATGCGTGGAAAAGTCGCGGCTGGGCACCCGTGGAGAAGGCCATCATCTTGGAGGCCGTCTTTGCTATCCCTCGATCGGACCTCATGAACCCTGACCTCATGCGCGCCCTGAACACGCCGAGCGCAAGCGCAGATCTACTATGAGGTACGGTTCCGTTTGCAGCGGCATTGAGGCCGCGACTGCCGCATGGCATCACATGGGCTGGGAAGCAGCTTTCTTTTCCGAGATTGAAAAGTTCCCCTGCGCCGTACTTCAACACCATTATCCCGACGTGCCATTGCACGGCGATTTCACAACGATAGAGAAAAACCAATATGGAAAGATCGACCTCCTCGTCGGCGGCACACCCTGCCAGTCATTCAGCGTCGCAGGATTGCGAGGCGGTCTGGACGACGACCGTGGTAACCTTGCGCTCGAATTTTGCCGACTTGCTCAAAGAGAGCAACCTCGCTGGATTGTCTGGGAAAATGTCCCCGGTGTCCTGTCATCGAACGGAGGACGGGACTTTGGTTCCATCCTCGGGGCGTTGGAAGACCTCGGGTATGGTCTCGCGTACCGAGTGCTTGACGCTCAGTACTTCGGAGTGGCCCAGCGCCGTCGTCGTGTGTTCGTTGTCGGATACCTTGGAGACTGGCGACCTGCCGCAGCGGTTCTCCTTGAGCGCCACAGCATGTCAGGGCATCCTGCGCCGAGCCGACAGGCGCGGCAAGAAGCTGCCGGAGCGGCTTCAACAGGCACTGGAAGCAGTGGCGGCGACGGAGGGGCACGACCTGATTTAGCCGGACCGCTGACGGCTGGTATGCACAAGGGGCCACGCGGCACTGAGGCTGTGGAGAGCGGCCACGTTGTCGCGATTGACGCAGCACACGCGTTCAAAGTCAGGGGCGGCTGCGAGGGCGGCGGCAAGGGCTATCTGGGTTCCGATGAGGTGGCCTTCACGATAAGCACCCATCAGGATCAGCATATATTCTCTGGGACACACGTTGCAGCATTCCAGTCCAGCCAATCGGGCGTTCGGGTAGGCGAGACACATGCCACACTGGACGCTAACAACGGCCCCCGTAGGCACAATGGTGCGTTGATTGGGGCCACTGTCCGCCGCCTGACACCTGTAGAGTGCGAACGGCTGCAAGGCTTCCCCGACAACTTCACCGCCATCCCGTGGCGCAAGAAGGGAGCGGAGGATTGCCCAGACGGCCCACGCTACAAGGTGCTGGGCAACAGCATGGCCGTCCCGGTGATGCGCTGGATTGGTGAGCGTATAAACACCGTTGATGACCTAATTTCAGTTTTATGAGCGAGGACGACGACATGGCAAGCGTAAGGGCTATTGCGCCCAAATTGCTTTCGCTGGAAGTGCCAGAGGAACTGCGTTCAGTTCCCGCGTGGCTCATCTGGCGCTTTGAGAAATACAACAGTGAACCAAAGCCACGCAAGGTGCCCTACTGGACCGACGGCACCATCCGTCACGGCCAGCAAGGCTCGCCGACCGATCGCACGCGGCTGACGACCTTCGCCGCAGCGCGCGACGCCGCAGCGCGCATGGGCTATGACGGCGTCGGCTTCGCGCCGCTGCCTGATTTCGGCTACACCTTCCTCGACTTCGACCACTGCGTCGGGCCGAACGGCGAGATCCCGAACGACATCGAGCGCATCATTGTGCGTACCTATGCCGAGTACAGCCCCAGCGGCAAAGGCATCCGCGCCGCGCTGAAGGGCAATCTGGGCAACCACAAGAGCCACGCCACGCCCGATCGCTTCGGCTTCGAGACGTTCAGCAGCTCAGGCTTCGTGACCTTCACCGGCAACATCCTGCCCGCCTGCGAGATGATTGGCCTCCAGAACACAGTGGCTGACGTCGACCCGTACACGATCGACATGTGCGAGAAGCGCTTCGGCTCAGTGCAGAACAACATCGTCGACCCCGACGACTTCATGGCAGGCCGCGAGCCACGGCTGGGCCTGACCATTGGGCGCATTGAAGAACTGTTGGCCGCCCTCGATCCCGACATGGGCCGCGAGCAGTGGATCAAGACCGGCATGGCCGTGGCCCATGAGACTGACGGCGGCGACGACGGCTTTGATCTGTGGGACGACTGGTCGAGCAATGGCTACACTTACCCCGGCACTGAAGGCCTGCGCGTCCAGTGGGACAGCTTCGAGCGGCGCAAGGGATCGAACCGCAAGCAGGTCACCATGGCCTCGGTCATCAAGATGGTGAAGGATGCCGCAGCAACGCGCCCCAGTAAGGCGGCGAGCGCCCAAGAGGTGTCGGCCAAGGCCGATGCGCTCGTCGCAGAGCTAGGGGCTTCAGAGGGCGTGTATTCGCCTGCGGGCTACACTGGCAAGTTCCCTGTCCTGTCTGCCGATGAGATGACCAAGCAGAAGACGGCTAAGTGGCTCATCAAGGGCGTGCTGCCTGCCGCCGACATCGTCACGATCTTCGGCGCGTCAGGCTCAGGCAAGAGCTTTGTCGTGCTTGAGATGGCGGCCTGCATCGCACTGGGCGTGCCGTGGCGCGGCCACAAGGCCGAGAAGGGCCGCGTCATCATCATCGCGGCGGAAGGCGCAGGCAGTTACGGCAAGCGTATTAAGGCGCTGGCGCAGTATCTAGGCATCTCGCCCAAGGATCTGGACATTGGCGTGATCGTCGTGCCGCCGAACCTCATGGAGGAGGGCGACGTGACCGAGCTCGCCGCGTCGATCAAGGCGGTCGGCGACGTGTCGCTGATCATCATCGACACCTTTGCGCAGGTGACGCCGGGCGCGAACGAGAACGGCGCGGAGGACATGGGCCTCGCCCTGTCCAACGTGCGTGTGCTGGGCGATGCCACAGGCGCGACGGTCGAGCTTGTACACCACGCAGGCAAGGACGCGCACCGAGGCTCACGCGGCTGGTCAGGCATCCGTGCCGCCGTCGACGCCGAGCTGGAAGTGACGCGCGACGAGGACAGCGGCGCACGGCAGATCCGCACCACCAAGCAGAAGGATGGCGAGGACGGGCTGAAGTGGGGCTTCAAGTTGGAGACGATCCTGCTGGGCCTCGACGAGGACGGTGACGACATCACGAGCTGCGTCGCGGTCGAGGACGAGCTGCGTTCGCCAGCCACTGGCGACAAGAAATCAGTGAAGCGTCGCGGGCGTGTTGAGACCCATATCCTTGAGGTCATGACCACCTTTGCAGAAGACGCAGTTGTTCGCGCAGAGGAGCTCATCCAGAAGGCTTGCGATATGTTACCACCGCCAGAACAGGGCAAGCGCGACATCCGCCGTCAAACGGTTGTCAGGGCAATTCAACAACTTAGCAAGGAGAAGGACGGCCCGCTGCGCATGGAAAACGGCATTGTAATTTTTTACGAATAGGGGGGTTGCAATCCCAAATTGCATTCCCTATATAGCGTCTATCAGCAACGCAAATAGGAGTACAAAACATGGCAACCGTAGCCGCAAATATTTCCAACATTTCCCCAGTCGACCGTCTGGGTGACATCAAGGCCGAGATCGCCCGCTTGAAGGACATCGAAGCCTTTCTTCTCGACGAGATCAAGGATCTTGGCGCGGGTGCCCATGAGGGCCACACCTTCCGCGCCACTGTGTCCGAGATTGCCGAGCGCTCGTCGCTTTGCCCCAAGGCAGCCGAAGCCAAGCTCCGCGAGCTGGGCGTCGACGGTCGCTGGTTCAGCAAGAACCAGAAGGTAACTAAGGGCTACACGACCGTTAAGGTCGTGGCGCGCAAGGCGTAATCCGATGGAGAGCATCTTGGCCGCAGAATACACGTCGGGTACTAACAAGTACCCGCCGACCCTCTACATCAACCGGATCGCGAACGGACGTCGTTCGAGCGTGGCCGCATTCACAGTGTCAGGCAAGCGCGAGGCGCGCCAGCTTGCAAAGCAACAGGGAGCAGAACCATGGAACTTTTAGACCGCAGCCGCTATCGCATGTGCGAGGACAGCAAACTTCTTGAAGAGGCGAAGTACAATCCCACCGCAGAGCTGGCCGTCGTGCTGGCCGAGCGTCTGGAGGAAGTGCAGTTCGAGTTTGACGAACAGCTCGAAGCCGCAAGGGAACGCGCCGCCGACTTTGAACGCGAAGCGAACAAGCTCGACGACGAGGTCTGCGAGTTGCAACACAAAATCGACGTGCTTGAACTGATGCTTGCCACGCGTGATGAAACTATTGAACAACTGAAAAAAGGAAACTGATAGATGATTAAGATCGAAGTAACAGGCAACAGCATCCCCGAAGTGGCCGACAAGCTGTTGGCCATCGGTGCCAGCTTGCGTAGCGCGCCTACCGCATTTCAGCCCACCGAACCAGTCAATAGCATAACCTCATCAAATATTGATCCAGTTATGCCTGAACTGCGGGAGGTAGCTAAAGCGGCACCCGTGGACCCTACGCTGAACCGGCCTACGTCCGACGCCTCGGTGACTTCGCCCGATACGTCGAGCGATACGCCGCGTTCGGTGGCCCCCAAGAGTGCCCCCGTTGCTACAGCTACCGAGAGCCAGCCGACGACGGAGGAACCATCTTCTACCCCTGCCCCTGCGGCATCGGCCTCTGAGCTCGACTTCGAACTGGACGTTGCTCCAGTTGTACTTCGCGCCGTTGGCAGCAAGGGCAAGGCTTTCGTGCAGGACGTCCTGTCAGAGTTCGGCACCGAGCGAGCATCGCAGCTCGCCGTGTCCCTGTGGCCTGAGCTGATCGCCCGTCTGGAAGCGGAGATGGCCTGATGGCACACGCCAAACTTAGTCCGTCCGGCGCGCATCGCTGGATGGCCTGTTCAGGCAGTGTTGGCCTTGAGGCACCGTTCCCTGATAGCAGCAGCGTCTACGCCGCCGAGGGCACCGTGGCGCACGACGTCGCGGCGCAGTGTCTGATCGACGACAGAGATCCGGCATCGTTCATAGGCGACGTCATGGAGGTCGACGGTTTCACCTTTACGGTCGACAAGGCCATGGCTGACTATGTGGCCGACTACGTCAAGCTCGTTCGCGATCTGGCTAAGGGCAAGACGCTCTACGCCGAGAGCAAGGTGCCGATCGATCACCTGACAGGCGAAGAGGGAGCCACAGGCACCAGCGACGCCGTCATCATCGACGTTGCCGATCGCAACCTGTCGATCGTCGATCTGAAGTACGGCATGGGCGTTACCGTGGACGCCACAGATAACCCGCAGCTCATGATGTATGCGCTGGGCGCATTGGAGCTGTACGGCGTCCTGTGCGACTTCGACACGGTCAGCATGTACATCCACATGCCGCGCCTAAACTATGTGGCCGAGTGCCACATGCCGGTAAGTGAATTACTTACCTTCGCGGATCAAGTCCGTGAGGCGGCGTCAAGGATCGAGGAACCGACGTTTAACCCCGGCGAGAAGCAGTGCCGCTTCTGTAAGGCGAAGTCGACGTGCCCCGCCCTGCGGGCTGAGGTGACGGAGATTGTCGGCGGATCGGCCACGGTCGATGAGTTCCTGCCCGACGTGCCAGACATGCAGACAGGCGATAACTATCTGTCTATGGCCATGGCGAAGGTCGGGCTGGTCGAAGACTGGTGCAAGGGCGTCCGCGCCGAGGTCGAGCGGCGCTTGCTGGCAGGGCAGACGGTCGACGGCTTTAAGCTCGTGGAGGGCCGCAAGGGCAACCGCAAGTGGTCGAATGAGGCCGAGGTCGAGGCCCTGCTCAAGTCTTTCCGCATGCGGCAGGACGAGATGTATGATATGAGCTTGATTTCCCCGACAAAGGCGGAGAAGATGTTCAAGAGTAACCCCAAGCGGTGGGAGAAGGTCGAAGCATTGACCACCCGCAGCGACGGTAAGCCATCTGTGGCATTTGCCTCGGATAAGCGGTCAGAGATGACCGTTCAATCGGTCGCGGACGATTTCCGTGACCTTCTTAAAACTGCAAACTGAAGAAGTGGATAATTGATAATGGCTACACGTATTATGCTCAAGGGCATCACACTGGCGTTTCCGGCTCTGGCCGAACCGCAGGCATTTGGCGAAGGCGAACCAGCCTATGGTGCCAAGTTCCCGATCAAGCCAAACAGCGAACAGCAGAAGGCCATTGAGGCTGCCATGCTGGCCGAAGCCACAGAGGCATGGAAGGACAAGGCCGACAGCGTTTTGTCCATGCTGGCCGACGACGGCAAGGTCGCCTTCGCAAAGAAGGTGTACAAGTCGAAGAAGACTGGGGAAGCCTACCAAGGCTTTGAAGGCATGCACTATCTGTCTGCCCGCAACGCCAAGACCCAGCCGACCGTGTTTAACGAATACGGCGACGAACTGAAGAGCAAGGGCGACATCGAAGCCAAGGCGTTCAGCGGTGCGTTGGTTAACGCTTCGGTCGAGATCTGGGCGCAGGACAACAAGTGGGGTCGGCGCATTAACTGCTCCCTGCGCGGTGTCATGCTGACAGGCGAAGGCGAAAACGTCGGCGGCGGCTCAAGCCCAGCGTCGGCGGATGAGTTCGCGACTTTGGCCAAAGCCAAGGCTGACGCGGACGATCTCCTGTGAGCGACGTAGGACACAATAGCGCGGGCGATCCGCTCCGCCTTCTGATCGAGCGCATCGAGCGTCTCGAAGAGGAGAAGAAGGGCGTCGCGGAGGACATCAAGGACGTGTACACCGAGGCTAAGGCCCGTGGGTATGTGCCGAAGATCATCCGCGAGATCGTCCGCATCCGCAAGATGTCGAAGGATGACAGGGACGAGCATTTCGCGATACTCGATACCTATGCTTCGGCTATTGGCTTAGACCTACTTTAGGTCTATAGTCACGGTGTGCCTGCCCCACATCCACCCTTTGCGGGCGGGCACACCTTCTTTCTGGCGAGCCGCGCGCGGGTGCGGGTTGCTCCTGCGTTGCTGATAACCGAAGCGCGCGGCTCACCTGAAAGAAGGAGTTATCAGCATGAAACTTACAATCCCACAAATCCGCGACTTGATTTCTGAACTGACCGATGAAGGCATAAAGTTGTCCCGTCGGCAGTATGAGATAAACTTGCGCATTAACGCTTTGATGCAGGAGACCTACCGTCGGACCTACAGCCGCGCGCCGGTCAAGAGCAAACGCATCACCAACGCTGTGCGTCTGTCGGTCTGGGCTATGGCAAAAGATAACCCAGACGCATCGCATCAAGAGATCGCCGAAGCGCATAACATCAACATCGGTCGCGTCAGCGAGATCCTGCACGGCAAACGATGAGCGTCCTGTACCTCGATTTGGAAACCTTCTGCACCGTCAACATCAGGCACGGCGCGTATCGTTATGCCGAAGAGGCAGAGGTGATGCTTGTCGCCATTGCGAAAGACAACGATCCGGTGGACGTCTGGGACACGCAGGACATGCCGAACTGGCGTGAGGCGCTGCGTGAGGCAGTTGAGGCTGCCGACACCGTCGTGATCCACAACAGCAACTTCGATCGCACCGTCCTGCGCGAGCAGGGCGTCAACATCCCCGTCGAGAAGATCGTTGACACGATGGTGATGGCGCTACAGCACAGCCTGCCGGGCTCTCTGGGCCAGCTCTGCGACGCGTTAAACGTGCCGCAGGATAAAGCTAAAGACAAAGCAGGCAAAAAGCTGATACACTTATTCACCAAGCCGTGCCCCAAGAATTGGAAACTACGGCGCGCAACACGGGAGACGCACCCCAATGACTGGACAGCCTTCATCGAATACGCCCGACTTGATGTGGACGCGATGCGAGACATACATGGACGCCTGCCGCATTGGAACGATAGTGATTATGAACGAAACCTTTGGCGGGTCGACCAGAGAATTAATGACCGTGGTATCGCCGTCGACCTCGATTTCGCGCGATCCGCTCTCCGAGCTTTTGACCGAGCTTCAAGAACTCTGGCCTCTCGTGCAGCCCATCTGACTGGCGGCAGCGTCACCTCGGCCACGCAGCGTCAGCGGCTGCTTGACCACTTCAAGGACACTCTGGACTTCGAGCCCGAAGACCTGACGCGCGCCACGCTTGGCAACCTGCTCGGTGGGAAGCTCGACCCGAAGGTGCGCGAGTTGCTGGAGATCCGGCAGCAGGCCGCCGCAACGTCACCGGCTAAGTACACTGTGCTGCTCAACGGCGCGTCACGCGACGGTCGCCTGCGCGGCCTGATCCAGTTCTGCGGCGCGGCGCGCACTGGGCGTGATGCTGGGCGGCTGTTTCAGCCCCAGAACCTGCCCCGATCGCCCGACTGGTTCGACGACGTCGTACAGGAGACGACCGTGGCCGCGTTTAAGGCGGACTGCGAAGACATCATCTGGGACAACGTCAGCGAGCGTTGCGCCTTCGGCGTGCGCGGCGCGCTGGTCGCGCCTGTTGGCAAGAAGCTGGTCATCGCCGATCTGTCGAACATCGAAGGTCGCGTGCTGGCGTGGCTGGCGAACGAAGAATGGAAGATCAAGGCTTTCAAGGCCTATGACAGCGGCGACGGGCACGACCTGTACAAGGTGACCGCTGGACGCATCCTCGACAAAGATCCGAGCGACATCACGAAGACCGAGCGGCAGCTCCAAGGCAAGGTGCCTGAGCTCGCTGGGGGCTATCAGGGCGGCGTCGGCGCGTACCGGAAGATGGGCGGCGCAGTCTTTGACGCGATGACCGACGAGGCCATACAAGAGATCGTCACGGCGTGGCGCAAGGCGCACCCGCGCACGCGCAGCCTGTGGTACGACATGGAGGCGGCTGCCCGCGAGGCGATCAACAATCTGGGCGAGAGCTTCGGCGTGCGCGGCCTGATTACGTTCGACGTCAAGGCGGACACGCAGGGCATCGCGTGGCTGCGCATGCGGCTGCCGAGCGGTCGCTACCTGTGCTACCCGTCCCCAGAGGTGTCGGAGAGCGGCACCATCACGCACGAGGGCATGAACCAATACACCCGCAAGTGGGAGCGCCTCGACACCTACGGCGGCAAGCTGACAGAGAACGCGGTGCAGGCGATCGCCCGCGACGTGTTCATGTCTGGCATGCTGCGCGCCGAGATCGACGGCTTCAACGTCTGCATCCGCGTCCATGACGAGCTCGTGTGCGAGACGCCGGACAACCCGACCTACACGAGTGATGGTCTGGCCGCGCTCATGTCGACCAACCCAAGCTGGTCTGGGGGACTGCCCTTGTCGGCGGCTGGGTTTGAGACGAAGAGGTATAGGAAGGAATGACGCCCGCAGGACGCCTACAGGACCACCTCAAGCACGTCGTGCAGAAGAGTGGGGGTCAGTACCGCAAGGTGCGCTGGGAGGGCCGTAGGGGCTGTCCAGACTGCTTTGTGTGGTGGACGTGGCCCAAGGCGGCCTTTATAGAGATCAAGGCGGACGCCGATCGCGTCAGCGGGCACCAGCAGCGCGAGATCGAGCGCATGAGAAACGACGGTTTTCCGGTCTTTATCGCTCGGTCGATAGAAGAAATCGACGAAATAGTGAAAAAAGTGCAGAAGGGGGTTGCAACCTGACGTTGCATATGCCACTAGAGTGCATCAGCAACGAAGGAGTACAATACCATGAAGACCACCGCATATATTTATGAGCACATCGAAGGTTCCAACTGGCGTTTGATAGAAAAACGCACAGCCTCGCTTTGGTTGCTTCGCGCCTACGTTAAGGCGCTAACGAACCGCTATGACGAGCCATACAAACTCGAAATCGTTTCAGGAGGCGCAGCATGAAGACCAAGAAACGCACACAAGCAGAACTCAAAGCTATGGCATACAGCATAGCCGACGAAGTCGAGACCCGCGCCGAAGCAATCTGGCAACGCGCACCGAAGCTCACGTACGAGCAATGCCAGAGTTTGGCGCTATTGCAGATGTTGAAATGACCTTCAAGCCACACGACTATCAGGAAGAGGCCCTCGCGCACCTATACAAGGAGCGCAGGGCAGCCCTGTGGATGCCGATGGGCGGCGGGAAGACCGTAACCACCCTGACGGCTCTGGAGGCCCTGTCCGTGGTCGAGGAGGTCTATCCGGCCCTTGTGCTTGCCCCGCTGCGCGTTGCGCGCACGACGTGGCCTGACGAGGTCGAGAAGTGGCCTCACCTGTCGCACCTGCGCGTCAGCGCCATTACAGGGACGCCGAAGCAGCGTGAGCGTGCGTTGGCCAAGAAGGCCGACATCTACACGACCAACTATGACAACCTTGTCTGGCTGCGCAAAGAGCTGGGCGACGCGTGGCCCTTCAAGACCGTGATTGCGGACGAGTTCACTCGGCTGAAGTCCTTCCGCTTGCGGCAGGGCGGATCTCGCGCCCGCGCCTTGGGCGAGGTGGCGCACACGCACGTCAGCCGCTTCATCGGTCTGACAGGCACGCCCGCGCCAAACGGCGTCAAGGATCTGTGGGGCCAGATCTGGTTCCTCGATCAGGGCGAGCGTCTGGGCCGCACATTCAGTGCCTTCGAGCAGCGCTGGTTCCGCAAGGGGTATGACGGCTACAGCCTCATGCCTTACGATCACACGCAGACCGAAGTGGAGGAGAGGCTCAAGGACATCTGCCTGACCGTGCGCGGTCTGCCAGTCGACGAGCCTATTACCAACCCGATCTACGTTGAGATGCCGCCCATGGCGCGCAAGGTCTATGTCGATATGGAAACCGAGATGTTCGCCGTCCTGAACGACGAAGGCGTTGAGGCGGCCAACGCGGCTGTGCGGACGCAGAAGTGCTTGCAGCTCGCCAACGGCGCGATGTATATTGATGACGAGGGAAACTGGGAGGCGGTTCATGATGCCAAGCTGGACGCGCTGGATAGTATCATTGAGGAGGCTAACGGCGCGCCTGTGCTGGTGGCCTACAATTTCAAACACGACTTGGCCCGGCTACAGAAGCGTTACCCTAAAGGCCGCGTCTTGGACACTGACCCTGACACGATCCGGCAGTGGAACCGAGGGGAAATTGAGTTACTATTCGCTCACCCTGCGTCGGCGGGACACGGCCTCAACCTCGCGGACGGCGGCAACATCCTCGCGTTCTTCGGGGTCAACTGGAACTTAGAAGAGCACATGCAGATCATCGAGCGCATAGGGCCGATGCGGCAGAAGCAGGCGGGCTATGATCGCCCTGTCTTCATCTACCCGATCCTCGTCCGCAACACGGTCGACAACCTTGTTATGTACCGCCTCACGTCGAAGAAGAGCGTGCAGGAGGTTCTATTGGAAGCGTTAAAAAGGAAAAAGAAATGAGCAAGAGCTTTATATGCAGCACATGCAGCGTTGAGCACGACACGATGCCAAGGGCGGAGGCCTGCTTCCAGTCGCATGAGGAGGCGGCTAAGGTGCCAGAGCCGAAGGCCGCCGAGCTGCTGGGCCGCGCTGCGGCGCACATGCACAATCGAGCGTCGACCTATGACGAGCCAGAGGGCGAGCGGTCGATGGGTAAGATCGTGACGGCCTTCAACGCCATCACAGGGCGCGACCTGACCGAGAGCGAGGGCTGGATGTTCATGCAGCAGGTCAAGCTCGTGCGGCTGTTTACGCGCAGCGAGTACCACGCCGACAGCGCCGAGGATAACATAGCCTATGCCGCGTTGCTGGCCGAAGCGAAGGGAGACGGGCGTTGATGCTTACCTTAATGGACCCCGAAAACTGCCCAGACACGGACATGTATCGCGAGCTGCTGTGGTTCGAGACCGTGTGCCGTATCAAGCGCATCAGGCGCACGACAGAAGAAGAGGTGCGTTCGTTCCTGCGGGACGAGCGGGGACGCCCCGACTTAGCCGAGGCGTTCTCTACTTCTTATCTTTTTCCAGAAGACCCTCAAGAAACCTGAGCGTATCGTAGTCAAGGACGCCGCCTTGTGGCTTCATTTGCATGGCGCGCAAAGGTGACTTCGTGCCGGGCTGAACGCCTACAGGAAAGTCAAACGGGGTCTCGTAGTTAAGGGCCGCCATGACGTCGGGGGACAACCCAAGAGCGCCAATGTTTTCCTTCAGTCTCCCCACACCACGACCGGGGATCGAGTAATTGTAGGACGCGTGGGACGAGGGTGACGCGCCGAACCTTGGGTCGATGATGCCGACATTGCGGAGTGTTGTCAGCGGAGTGTTCATTTGGTCGAGGTCGGTTGCGGCGTAAACTGCCTCGCCGCCGCCAAGACCGCCGCGATTACGGTATTTGTCCATTACTGTGTTCAAAGCGCCGCGCGCCTTGCCGGTGACGGTCATGAACATCTCAGCGCTGTCGGGGTCTTCAAACCCACGCCAGTTTGGTAGGATGCTTTTAATTTCGGATGCAAGCGCATTGCGATCCGCGCCATCCAACGCCGCATCGGCGTAGCTGTATTGGATGCCGCGCGGCATGTGCGAAAACTTAACCGCGTTTGGCCCCATCGTCCACGGCATGTACAGAACGTCTTTGCCTGTCATTTGCTGTAACTGATCCGCCAACTCTACATGCCGTTCGGCGGGGCCGCGCTCGGACGCCCAGACGGAGCCGGGGTTGTCGAACATGTAGTCTTGGCCCCCACGGCGACTGAACGGAACGCGGAACCTTACATCGTTGATCGCGGTAATGTCATCGCCCGCCGCCGCAAGGTCCGACATAGACGTGATGTACGGGTGGCCTTCGTAGTCGAATATGCTGACCTCTGGCGCGGGATCGGTAACACGCGGAGCCAGTTCTACTTTAAGGTCGGCAATCTTGCCCAGTTCGCCTTTACGGCTCTCTATGCGAGGGTCTACGGCCACATCCGCCGGGCGCACGGAGTAAGGACGAGGGGCTGGCATACTCGCGTTTGGAATGTCAGAGCCAGCTATGCCTTGCGCAGCCGCGCGCCACTCTGACAGCGGCGCGTCTGAAGGTATCATGCCTTCAAGCCTGCGAGCCACGTCGGAACCGAACTCAAGCGCGACTTCGTGGATTGGGTTTGCGATGCCCTTAACAACGGGTTTTGCTTTGGGTGCCGTCTTTGTCTTGGCGGCAAACTTGTCCAGATATGCTTGGTACATGTCTTGCCCGGTTTCCGCTATGGTGTGAACCTCGTGCGGGGCGGGCTTCCATCCCTCGGCGATTTTTTCTCCATAACCACTCATTTTAACCTGCGCGCTTTTAGGGACGAGATAAACAACGTCATCCTTTCTGGGTAAGAAACGACTTTGCATAATATCCCGTGGTTCGCCGCCACGCCATACATTCATCAAGTTCATGCCCGCGCCGGGTCTGAACCCTTCGGTTTTAATTTTTTCCGCGACTTCCCCGGCTTTTTTTCCACGATTGCGGAGATCGATGTGCTGCAAATAGTTCCGCTCAAACTGCTTCTCAGTGAGAGGCTTTTCTGCCTTCGGCGTAACCGCCATTTCCGAGGTCTTCGCCGCACCTTTAATGGCTGTCTTCTCTGCGGCCTTAATCGCATTGCGGACAGCAACCCCTGCGGGCCGCCCAATGATAGGCAGCGCGGACAGCACGGCGGTTCCCGCCATCGCCTCCATCGCCTCTGCCTCGTCCTTGCGGCCCTGCGCGCGCAGCTTGCGCGCGGTCTCGCGGACGTCGCCGAAATCACGAATGCCTGCGGGTATAGATGCGATGGCGTCTTCGATAAACGCGTTCGGGTTTTCCACAGCCGCGTCGATCGTGGATTTAGCGAGGCCCTTGACGTCACGCGCCACGCTTGAGGGCGACGACGACTTGATGTAGTTCACCACGCGGCCCGGTATCGACGCAATCCCGCTGCCGAGTTTGTCTACGTTCGCCATTGCCGCTTCATTGGCGCGGCGTCTCTCGGCCTGCTTCGCCTCAAAGCGACGCTTCTGAGTTGCCTTCGGGCTTTGCTTGCGCACGGCAAGAGGTTTTGCCGACGGGTCAGGCACGACCACGTACCGACCCAACTCGTCGTCAAATACTTCAAGCCCAAACGTGTCGCCAGCAGCCATTAACGTAAACTCCTCTTAGCGGCGCATGCCGTAGTGTCGTGCCAGATCGGCGATGGATGCCATGCCGCCGTTGCGGAACGCCTGCACCGTGCCGCCACGGTACATGTTCCGCATGGGTGCCGCTGTTGCGTCGTCAACGACCACATATTCGCCCAACTCAGGATCGAAGGACGCGATCTCCACGTCCGCTTCGTAGTCGCCGCCGGGCATCGTAGATAGGCCGCTGAGGTCTTCTTCGGTGAGCGACGGGACAACCACTTCGAAGTCATCTGAAAGCTGGCCGCGAGTGTCTTCAGGCGGCGGGGCAATCGTCGATGCGGCGGCAACGCCACCCTTCGTGACGCGGCGCTCAAGCGCCCGATCAGCCGCTTGCTGAACCGGAGCAGCCGCCTCAAGACGTGTCAACACCTCTTCAAGTTCTTCGGGGCTGCTGGCTTTAAGCATGCGCGCCAACTGTGTGTACGTCGCCCGCGACACGTTAGCGTTCCGCATGTTAGACAGCAAACGTGCAGTTCTGTTGATGATGTTGCCCGGCGTGGGGTTGACAAAGAGGTCAACAGCGTTTTCGATGTTGCCGCCCGCAATCTGGTTTTGGATGTCTTCACGTTCAGCAAGTCGGCGGAATGACGCGCTGTTGCCGGTGGCTTGACCGATGTCGTTAAACAACTGTTCTTCGCGCCGTAAAGCCGCTTCGAACACTTGAAACTCGCCGGGGTCCATGACCGCTTCAAACTTTTTCAAGGAGTTTTCCTTGAGGAGAGTGTTGGCGAAGTTTTGACGCCTACCTGTATCCTCAAAACCCTTCAGAACTTGCTGCATAAAGCCAGTCTTGAAGGCCTGCTGTTCGCCCGGAGAGTAATCCTTCATAAACTTGCCAAACTGCTGCCAGCGCAAGCCACCAGAGTTTTTGCCCTGTTCGAGGGCTTCCTTAATTTCGATGTCGCCCTTGTATTGCTGACGCGCGGCCTTGAACTCCTTCGGGCCGATGGCATCAAGCCGCTCTACAAAGGCGTCGCGCAAACCGCGCAGGGACGTAGCTTGGCCGCCCTGACCGCTGGCGTAGAGCGAGTTAATTTTGCGGTCGAGCGCAATCTTAACCTGATTAAGGGTGCCCATGTCTGGTGCCATTTTGCCGGTAGGCGAGAGACCAATAACCGAGCCTTCCGCGTCCATGATTGGGTCGAAGACTTCACGCAGTTTGAACTGCGACGGGTCTTGCCCTTTAAGAAGTGCTTCTTGTTGCTGCAAGCGCGAGTTTTGAAGCGCGTCTATGTACGCCGAGCGGATTGCAGGATCGTCCAGAACCTGCATGATACGCGGATCGCGGACCTCCACGTTCTGCCAGCCTGAGCCATAATTCCTCTCGGCGTTGTCGCGCAGCGTTTTGAGGACGCTCTCCTCCGACGCAAAATAATCTGGCGTCGGCACCGCCTCTTTCGCAAGGGCTTTGACGCGCTGCGGGGCACCGGACTGCACGTTGAACAGTCGGCGGACGAGATCGGCTTGTTCGCCGCTTGGTGTATTAACCACGTTTTCAGTAAGACGGCTAAGTTCTGGCGATAGCCCGCCAAGGGGCAAGTTGTCTATGCCATACGTCTTTGCCAGTTCGGCCAATTCGGCAATTTTTGCGTTGTCCAAACCGCCTTCGGCGATGCGGCGGCTGATGATGCCCGCTGCGCGGCGGGCTGCCTCTTCGTCGCCCATCTCCGTGCCACGCGCAGATAATACGCCGCGACCAAACTTGACCGCCTCGCCAACGCCGTACCCCGCAGCACCCAATGGAACGCCGAGGGCACCACCGATAACAGCTTTGCCCGCGCTGTCCACAAACCCTTCGCCCGAACCGAAACCCGCAGTGCCGCCAGCAACTGCGCCCGTAGCGGCAGCTCTGGCGAGAGGTGATGATAATTTGCTAATCCCTGTACCGGCTTGGATTGCCCGTCCGGCGACGTTAACACCGGGGACGAACATGGTTCCGATGCCACCTGTGATATTCAGAGCGGGGCCAAGGACGGGATACGCCTCGTTGAACTTGGCGCGCTCAAGCCGGATTTCGTTGACCAGCTCATCGTAACTCTTGTCTGAGAACGCGGCGCGAGCAGCCGCCTCAGCTTCGTCGCTGAACTCAAACGCCGCGCCGCCCGCCAATTCGCGGAGGCCGCCAGCGACCGTCTCACCCGCCGTAAGTTCGGGAGGCTCAATCTCAATCTGAGGCGCAACATCGGCAGTACCGCCGCCCGGTGCCTCATATACCCGAACCAACTGCTCCAACTCTTCGTCATTAAGCGTGTCAAGCTGCGCGGCAGTGTTTTCGTGCTGCTGGATGAGGTAGGCAAGCTCCTCGTCCGACATCCGGTCGATGGAGGAGTATCTGTTGGGCGTAGCATTTTGGCCGGTGTTTATCACTTCTTAGTCCCCTTAGCTGCGGCGCGGCGCTGCCGCTCTGCCGCGAGCTGATCGTAGGTGAAAGGCGATACACCCATCCGAGATTGCTGTTCGGCAACTTTAACGCCGCTGGCAACGATATTCATGAAGCGTTGCAATTCACGCTTGAACTGCACTTCCGAAGTGGCTGCGTTCATGTTTGCGAGAGCTTCCGTTGCGGATACCCCTTCTGGCCCCGAAATGGCACCAGCACCCTTCAGTTGCTCAAAGGCTTGCATGAACGCGCCCTTCTTAACAGCATTCAGCGCGTTGGTGAAGTCGCCTGCGGGTGTCGCCGGAACTGTGCCGATGCCGAAGCCTCCCTTGAACGGATTAGGCATGCCGACTGCGGCAGAAAACCCGGGGTGCTTGAGAAGAGCGGCCCCCTCGTTAAGCGCCTGCTGCGAGATTGACCGAAGTTTAGGGAGGCTGAACTCCTTCGTCGCGGCACTTTCGCCGAGCACCGAAGCGCGGCGGTTGCGGTACGCTTCGTCGGCTTGCTGCGCCGGAGTTTTAGGAGCCTGAGGCAGTGGCGTGGCCCGAAGACGCTCAAGCTCTACCCTATCACGCTCCGCTTTATCGTACTTGGCCTGCAAGTCAGCCAACTTGGCTGCTTCTGCGGTAGCCGCCGATTGCGACGGCTTAGCGTGATACTTCGGGTCGCTGAATTTAGAACCGCTCATCACCGGCCTCCTCTAGCATAATTAACAATCCGCATTGCTTTTTCAGCAAAGCGCGGCCCAAATTCCTGAATGAAGTCATCGAGATTAGCTTGTGACGGATCGGAAAGCAAATCAGCCCATGCGACGTCATTGGGTTGGACGATGCTTTCCCCAGAAATTGGATCGTAGGCTTTACTGTTTTCAATGATGACCGATTTCATCGTTGGTGTCTTATTCGCCATCGCCTCCAACTTCGCCATAGCAAGCGCCGTCGTCACGTCCTGCTTGGCGAGGCCCAGCCGCTGGGCGAAGCGATCTTTATCCAGTTGCTCAAGCGCCTCGCGACGGCTGATCTCGCCCTCGCGCTGGGCCTTCTGCTGCGCCGCCAAGACGGGTGAGATATTCTCCAAGATGCCGCCAAAGCCACGACGTGTCGTCGGTGCGGCTAACGCTGCCGACAACTGGAACATACGCTCGCTGAACGACGGGGCGTACCGTTTCTCCGCCAAGGCCTTAGCCTGAGCGTCGTAACGAGCCTGCTGCTCCGCCGCGAGCTTGTTGAAGGCCGTCATGGACGTCTGGACATTGGGGTTGTTGTACACTGCCAGACCGCCAGCCTCCGCGTCAGAAGCGGCAGCAGCGTCTGCATCAGCGGCAGCAGCGTCTGCGGCAGCAATGGTGTTAAGGCCACCCAAATCTTCGTTCATCGTCTCTTCCTCTGCGTCGGTTGCCGCTGGCAGCATGCCTAAGCCTTGCTTCATTTTACGAATGTGTTCTATCTGCCACGGGGCAAGGGGCGGGTTTTGCACGATCATTTACCTTTCAGCGAACCGACGATGCCCGCCGCAGCGGTTAGCGCGCTGGCAATATCTTTCCCAGTCGATGAGTACTCCTGTTTGACGCCTGACGGCGAGATACCGTATTCTTGCGTCGCGCTTGGGACGCCGGAGGCAACACCTTGGAACGTCTTCATCATGTTGTTGATCTGCTCTTGCGGATAGCCCTGCTGACGCAGGAAGTCCTGATACGCCACGTCGAGGTTCTTCTGACCCTGCTGCTGCTCCAGTGCGCCGACGCCGCCCAGCGCGCCTGCGCCAGTGAGGCCGAGGCTCTGCGCCTGCTCGCCGAGTGTCGACAGAGCGCCAGAGGCGGCGAGCTGCTGTTGCTGCTGCGCCCGCGCCAGATCGCCAGCCGTGCTTGCGAGAGTGCCGAAGCGCGACAGGTCAGTGCCTGCGAGCCCAGCGGCCTGCGTGTAACCGGATTGGAGCGCCTCAGTCTGCTTACCGAGGATGTCGGCACTGGTGTCGCGAAGGGCGCGCGCCGTGTCGGTCATCATGCCCGACGGCGTGCCGCCTAAGCCACCACGCCCGCCGAAGCCGAGCTGACCGGCTTGGATGTAGCGGCCTTCGATTGCAGGCATAAGGTTTTCTGTGAGGTTGCGCGTGCCCAGCTCGCCGATGCGGTTGACAACGGCGTCGGTATACGGGTTCATGTACTGGCCGATGTTCGACACGGATGTCTGACCGGCCTGCGTCAAGAACGGCTGTGCGGTGTTTAACGCGCCCGGCGCATTCGCGGCGCTCTGCGCAACGCCTGTGGCTTGATTGAATAGTGGCTGGTACGCCGTGGCGGCGTTGCCGGTCATGCCGAAGGCTTGCTGCTGCGTCGGCGTGAAGCCCGCAACGCGCGGCATCGGCGCTGTCTCGTATGGGCGATTGGCTATAGCCTGCTGCCCCGACAGGATGTCCATCGCGTAGTTGGTGTACCACTCAGGCAGCACCTGCTGCTTGGTCATGTCCGTGAGGGCGGAGCCTTGCGGGATTGCGGCCCCCTCGGCTAGGAATGAACTGATAGCCATTAAATGCGTCCTCCAGACAGATATGCTTCGGCCTTCTTGGCGTTAGCACTAAAACGGCCCTTTGCCAACTTCTGACCCTTGTGTTTACGAACTTTAACTCGAAGCTCGTCCAGCTTCTTTGCGCCAGCCTTATTCGACCCGTCACCCAGCAGGGCGACAGTCTCGGCATCGATCACATATTCGCCGTCGGACAGCACCGCAGGGATGTCGTCGCTGCGGCCAGTGCCGGGGCCGTTGACTGCAAATTCGCTGCGCTTGGACGAGCCGCCCTTTGCGAAACGCATGTTGTCAACGTCAGGGGCGTACATCGACGGCCCCCTCGGCTCGTTTGGAATAGGTGTGGTGATAGGCGCAGGGTTGGCTTGCGATGCGTAGTCGAAGAAGTTAAGCTCAGGCCGTGTGCCATAAGTCAACCAGTCTACGTCGCCCATCGGACGCGCTGTGCGGTTCCCGCCGATAACACCGAGGCCGCCTGCGGATGGCAGCTTGGCCGAGAAGATCGGGTTCAACCGGCCTGTGCCGCCGCCACCGTATGTGCCAGTTTGGCCTGAGCCACCGCCACCACCGCCGACTAAGCCGGAAATGAGGCTCGCGATGCGCAGGTACTCTTCGAGGCCGAGCTTCTTCTCGTCTGTCAGCGCGGGGTCGGGCTTTAAGTCCAAAGGACGGAGAGGTTCTAAGGGGGGCATCACCGAAACCGATGTGGGTTCGGGCCGCTCAATCTTAGAACCTTCTACAACGATTGGCTCCTTGTAGTTTTCCATACCGGAAACCCTGTCGATTACGCCGAGATCGGTTGGCATAAAGGTGCCGCTTGCGGGCTGCTCAATCCTCTTAGTAGCGTCTACAACAATGTCATTTGGTAAAACCGCTGGAGCTGTAGTCGTAAGCGCACCTAAGTCTATGCCGCTAGTAACCGCGCCGGGGCGCTGACCTGTTACCTTGATGATGTCTTCTTCGGCGATCTGGTCGGCTCCAGTAGGAAAGTTCTCCAGTCCGTCAATCGCGGGGATTACTTCAGGAGACAAACTGCCCAAGTCTAGTCCGCCAGTAACCGCGCCGGAGCGGGTTCCTGAAACGACAATCTCGTCGGTGTTGTTTACCACGGGGTCTGCTGTCAGACCGGCTAAGTTTAACCCGCCAGTAACCGCACCGGGAACAGAGCCAGTGACGTTAATAATATCGCCATCGTATCCGCTGGTGTAATCCGCATTCGTTAAGGAGTTGGGTACCTTGGTGTTGGCGGCGTCATCCAAATACTTTTGCTCAGGCGTTTTATACCCACCAAGATTTATATTTGGCGTCGAAATGCTGGGCGTAGCATTGACTATGATTTCCGCATTTGGGCCGCCGTAGACGGCACTACTATCAACGCCACCGCCAGTGCTGGTACTTGTGGCGGGCGCTTGATTTATGCCAAGACCTTTAACTATGTCGGGCGTGACGTAACTAAGCGCGCCAGAAGCGACACCACCGAGGAGGGAACTCTTTAGGTCTTGTCCGGTAGCCAATCCGCCTGCGGTGGCACCGAGGCCCGTACCAATCGCGGTGCCCGCTCTAAGACCAATGTCCCCAACCTTACCTAAAGGGGCACCAAGAAGGGAGCCACCAGCGGCGGAGAGGCCGCCCATCGCCGCGCCCTTGAGAATGTTGTCACCCTTTAGGCCCGCGCCTGCGGCACCGAGGGCAGTCCCAAGACCAATTTTACCCGCAGTACTTGCAAGAAGCGAGCCTGCCGACGCGCCCGCAGTCAGCGGGATCATCGCCAGCGGCAGCAAGGTGCCTGCCACGTTGGCAATCGTACCCAGCGTGCTCTTGTTCTTCTTCTCATACGCGACGGTCGAATAGTTACCAGTCGGGTCTGCGGTTTGGATGCTGTAGTTCGCCTTGCGACCAAACTGGTTCGTCAGGCCCTGACCTAATTCGGTTGCCTTGCGCGCGGCGTCAAAGCCTGTACCCTCGAACACGATCTGGTTGGTGCGGTGGTCAACGAGGCGTACAGGCTGGTCGGCCCGCACCGCGAAGGTGTTGCCACCCGTCTGCGACGTGGCGTTGCCTTTGTTAGATAAAGGCGCGCTGATGTACTGCAAATTAGGATCGGCTTGGTATATGCCGCCCATCGGGCCGCCACCGAAGTTCGAACCGAAATTCATCCCGTACAGGTTGTTTAGGCCGCTCAGGTCAAGTTTGCTAAAGTCAAACGTGTTAGGGTCGAACGGCACTTCGGCAGGCACAGCCTCTGTCGTCATCGGCTCGACTGCCGCTTGCTGGTACGGCTGCTCAACAGGCGCGGGCAGCATGCCGCCACCGCCGTATGGCAGCTCGTTATAGCCGCCCATGTCGTATCCGCCGTACATCATAGGCTGCTCGACAGGCATATACTGCTCGACGGGTGGGGTGTACTGGTACGGCTCGC